TGAATTCTCTTTTGAAATTGTACCATGACCTTCAATTCTCTGTAAAATTACTCAAGTTGTATGGTCATAGTGAATTTTGTCTGGGAATTGTGTCCTGTGGGTCGGGGGTGTGGCGTGGTTAATTATGCGGAACATAAAGGTGTGATGGTATCTATGGTTATGCGTTTTGCTATTGGATTCTTCGGTTTTGCCAGAAAAATACCAAATTTGTATGATATTGACAAATTTCTATCACTATTTCCAGAAGGTTCCGTTGTGGATATTTTCATATCAGTTCCTACTGTAGTTGATGAGTATTTGAATATCAATACTCTAGTCGACCAGAATACGTTGATGGGTATATTCGGCGATAGGCTAAAAGTAGCAGACTTCTTCGAGTATGATCCCCATAAACATATTCGAAAGGCGAGAACCCTGGGACTGGCCGACTTCAATGCGACGCACAACTACCATCCTTATCGGCAGTTTTCTCTAATTTATTCAATTTCAAATATATCGAAAATTATTAATGATTATAGCGGAGACTATGATAACATCGTATTAACCAGATTTGATATAATTCATACAATAACTTCTTTTGGAAGGTTACTGGAAGACAAAAACACTGACACTATCTACGGTTTCAGGGACGGTTCCCCAACATTGTTCGAAGACAGGATCATAATTTCATGTAAAGACGGTATTGAACGGATGGCTGCAATGTACGACACATTCGTACCATCCTCCCGTGATGAAACAAAACATATTATAGAATTTTTTCTGGCCCAGTACGTAAACGAACAAATAAACATAAAAAAAGGCGTTTTGAAGGATTTGAACATTGGACTCAATAGGGAATGGACCTATGGGTGTAACGGGAAGTATTCAGAATTGTTTAAAAACTATATAAATTCTATACTTATAGAATATCCTTGAATATTTAACATGGAGGTTGTAAAGTTCTCTTCGTCTCCATTGAATAATGTCTTCTCTTGCGGACGCTCTCACTACTACCCCAATTGTCTTCTTGGAAACGAAAACGGCCTCGTATCTCCGTATGATGAAAAGGTCATGTCACTGAACAAAGACTCTTTCTATGACAAGTGGTCGCCAAACTTTCCTGGTGAATATACGACCTACTCTGACCCTGTGTTCTTTTTTTGTTATAACTTTGAAAATTATTATCATTTTTTATATGACGCACTTCCCTACCTCGTGCACTACAGGGAACTCAAAAAGAGCGTCCCAAACCTCAAGTTGTTGGTAGGAGCAAAAAAGTTTTTCGAGTTTAATTTAGAGACTTTTGACCTGTTCGGACTGACTAATGACCTGGTTTATATATCACCGACCGTCATGTACTCGACTGTCTATGTGGGCCAGTCCCTCACCAAGGGGAATGATCCTCCAGACCCTAGAGTTTATGATCTGTTCAAGTTCGAAAAAACTGTAAATAAATTTTCTAAAAAGTTTTATATTTCTAGGAGGAGCCATATCCACGGAGATTTGTCAAATATGGGAACGGACTACACATCGCGAAGACGGCTGATCAACGAAGATGCCTTGGTGGAGCACCTGACCGCGAAGGGCTACGAGGAAGTCTTCTGTGAAAAGATGTCCATGAAAGAAAAAATAAATTTATTCTCGAATGCTTCAGACATAGTAGGATGCATAGGAGGCGGAATGGCCAACCTCCTATTCGCGCGGCCTGATACCAATGTGTGGTGTATAGTGAGTCCCGAATTTCTAACCATAAATTATAGATTTAGATTCTGCATGGAACACACGAATATAAGGTACATAACCGACACGGCACCTTACAGCGACGCCCTGACCCTACACACGCGAGTTGTAACCCCTGATGGACGGATCGGAGAAATAACAAAAATAAAATATGAAGTAAATATTTCAAACAATGACGTGGCCGGCTTCTCCCGTGAAGACACTTTTGAGCAGGGTGTATTTTCGGGCGAGGAAATCGTGGCACTTGATAAGGGTCTCAATAGTCCGTACGTTTTAAACTTGGATAAAAAAGATGAGTATGGAATATAACATGAAGGTGGTGATCCCAATGTCGGGGAGCGGCCAACGCTTTGTCGATGCAGGCTACAAGGATGTCAAGCCGTTGATCAAAGTAGATGGTATCCCGATAATACAGCATGTAACAAGTCTTTTTCCAGATTCAGAGTTTATATTTATATGTTCATCTGTTCATCTCGAACAGACTCCCATGAAAAGCGTGCTCGAGTCTATAGCTCCAGGATCGACTATTATTTCTATAGAGCCGCATAAGAAAGGACCGGTCTACACCGTCCTCGCTGCCGCCGAACACATACCAGATCACGAGACCATCGTAGTATCCTATTGTGACTACGGGACTCTTTGGAATTTCCATAATTTTTTAGAGAATATTGGTGATGCGGAAGGGGGCGTGGCGGCCTATATAGGGTTTCACCCTCATATGCTCGGCGCTGATCATTACGCATATATGCTTCATGAGAACATGAATATGACATCTATTAGAGAAAAGACGCCATTTGGCCCAGATAAAATGGCCGAGTATGCTTCTAACGGAACATACTACGCCAAGTCGGGTCGCCTTCTTAAGCAGTACTGCAGAAAACTCGTTGAAAGCGGAGAGACTGTCAATGGAGAATACTATATGAGTATGATCTATCAAAAGATGGTTGATGATGGCCTGAGGGTCAGAATCTCTGAGATTGAGAAGATGCTTCAGTGGGGAACGCCTCGTGATCTCGAAGAATATTCAATGTGGGCAGGACTCTTCATGTGTCCTCCACTCGAGCCACTTCCTCTTGAGAATACTCTACTCGTGCTTCCTATGGCTGGGAAAGGGAGTCGCTTTTCTGAAAAGGGGTACACTGTTCCAAAACCTTTTATAGAAATAGACGGAATATCAATGGTTAAAAGGGCCATAGAATGTCTGCCGCGGTGCGAGCGAACAATCCTGATCAAACTCACCGAGCACCAGGCACCTGACTATGAGTTCGTGTCCATAGACGAGGTCACGGACGGACAGGCAACGACGTGCTCACTTGTGATCAAAGATATAGACCCTAACAAATCTGTGCTTATTTCAGCGTGTGATAACGGAGCCTACTACAATACTGAAAAATTCGATAGATATGTTAAGGACCAGAGAAATGACATTATAGTATGGGCTTTTGACAACCACCCTACACTGCGCAACACGCCGCGCATGTACGGCTGGCTAAAGGTTGACTCTGAAGGATTCGTCACGGATACTGCTATAAAAAAGGACCCAGACGGTCACAGTTGCGCTATAGTTGGGACGATGTTCTTTCGAAAGTCTGATACTTTTATGAAAGGATATAGATACATCAAAGAGAATAATATAACTACAAATGGTGAGTACTATGTAGACGACCTTCTGGCCCCACTTGTGGGAATGGGCTACAAAGTCAAGGTGTTCCTTGTGGACTATTACATGGGGTGGGGAACTCCGAATGATTATATGACATATATGTACTGGAAAGAGTACTTTAGTCCAAAGTTGGTCATATATGATATGGATGACACGCTCGTCACGTACTCGCGTTCGAATGCAAAGGCTATGAAAGGTGTGCTGGCCGATATACCCGGCGAGGTTTTTGCAGAGGCAAAGAAGGAAATATATACAGAGTTTCCTGAATCTTTCGTCAAGCACGACAAACTTGTTCAAATTAAACGGGCTCTTTCAAAACTTGGCCGACCAAATACAGCACTCAAAATTTACTTAAAATATGAGGCGGACTATCTAGCCGATATAGATCTTTTGCGGCGGCCAAACACAAAGTTCAAGAATGTAATAATGTCCAATAACAATCTCCGTCTACAACTCAGTGTTGCCGAAAAACTTGGGATACAGGTTGAGGAGATTTTTACTGCAAATGAGTTTGTCAAGGAAAAATCAGACCCGAAATCACTGGCATATATAGCTGCTAAATATGGAGTTTCCCCCCGCGAGGTCCTTGTGGTCGGCGACTCAATCAATGACGCCCTCTGGGCTCACAAGGGGGGTGCGCGCGCAGTTATCATATAAAAAGAAATTTTACTAATATAATGGTTCTCTATATTGCTCACAGGATAAACAAATCATCTGATGTTTTAGCCATTTCTCCTGAATATGGCATCGAGTGTGATATACGGGAAAACTTTGTAGTAACGCACGACCATGGAACAACTGGAGAAAGTTTCACAGAATTTAATAAGAGTCTTGATAACAAACGACTCGTGATATTGAATGTCAAATGCGAGGGTATAGAGGCTGAACTGTTAAAGACAATCAAATGTCCTTACTTTCTTCTTGACTGTGGGTTTCCAATGATTCGCAAATTGAAGAATAGAAATGTAGCCCTGCGTTTCTCAGAGTACGAGCGCATGGACACGATCAGAACCATGGCAGGTCAGGTTGAATGGGTCTGGCTCGATTCATTTGACGGGATACACATCAAAAAGACTGAATATGACGAGATGAAGAATCTTGGATATAAGGTCTGTATCGTCTCCCCAGAACTTCATGGGAGACCTATTAAAGAAATTACAGAATATGCAACTTATTTAATAGAGAACGGAATGGGAGATATCGATGCGATCTGCACCAAGTTACATAATATAAAGTTGTGGAGGAGAGTTTTAGATGATGCTAATTCTGGTTTTTTCTAAATATTTCTCTATCCCATGAAGTGAGTGAGTTCACATCCGTTATGGTCACGAGGTCTCCTTGAAGTGCTGTATAGGCAACAAGGACCTCTTTTATGGCCAGGCACTTGGTCTTGGTCTTTGCCGCCACCACGATCCTCCCATTAATGCTAAATATACCCGGCACCTTTACTTCCTCTGTAACCTCATCACCGAGTATAACTGCTATATCGGGTGTAAAAGCCCGTATAGTTGTTATACCCGTATACTCTGTTGGGAAAAAAACGACTCCATCCATACGGCGTCGTATGCACTGGCCCACGATGGCGCTTCTAGGATCCTGTTCCATAAGGGTCGCTATAGCGTCGTAGACTTCAGACGCACTGTCGGCTGTGACTATCACTCCGTGGTTCTGTAATAGCACGAGACGTTGACCTGAATAATTTTCAAATATCTTGCGGGCTAACTCATATCCTGGCTTCATATACTCCATCCATAGCCCATCCAGGGCGGAGGGGCGTTCTCGGGAGCACAACACGTTATTGAAGTGGATTGGATGGAAATGGACTGTGTATTTCTTGGTAAACGCATGGAACCAGGTTTCTATGGATGGCTCGAATGGAACGACAATCTCGGCCGTTTTTAGAGAGTTTACATATATGCTAGGATTTACCCAGCATGAGTTGTCACGTTCGTCTATTCGGAAACCAGATTTTTTTATAACCATATTGTCTCCATTCTTGACTGAGATATTTCCGCCATTTCCTTGGAACAACTCAACGTAGCCACCAAGTACAGTACAGAGGTCCGTATAGTCTCTGGACAGTTCCCTGCGTATTATAAAATCTTCAACGACTTCCAGTATATTCGCGTCGCGACCGTTTACAGTTGTTTCTATAACTGGGAAATAATTGTGCGAGAGAATCTTCTCAAGAGAAGTGCACGACTTTGTCGAATATTTGACAACCACGTCTGCATTGAGTTTTTGAGTATTTACAAAGTTTTCATAGTCACTCGCCCTTTTTTGGATGCTAGCGAGAACCCTATCTATCGTGTGCCCTCGCTGAAGAACATCTCGACGGACTTTCATAAATGTCTTGAGGTTTTCTTCAACTTCTATATAAATCTTAATATCGAACATATCGGCCGTCGTTTTTCTGTAAAAGGGCAAGAGGCCGCAAAAAACGGTCACCTCTTCAGGTTGCACGTTTACACAATGGCCGAACCGTCCGTTGTGGTGAAGATACGGCCGTATGACCACTGGCTCGCCGCGCTTGGTGGCGCCCACGGCCATCTCCTGCAAGTCAAGGTGGTTGGCTTCTGGACTAAGATGAGTAACAGACATCCAGTTGTTCGAATCGCGCTCCCAGCGGTGAAAGCAGTCACACTCTATTATGGCAGTGCTGTACTTTGATCTAAAAAGTTCAGCCATTGAGGTCTTTCCTGTGCCCGAGTCACCAGCTATTGCTACTAGCATTGAGTTTATTGTAATTAAAACCTTTAAGAGACGGCCGATATAAATCTTTCTAAAAATACAGAATTATTCTTCAGGTGAAGGATATCATCCGAAAACTCGTACTTGAATGTTCCATCTTCACGGGTATAGTAATCGTAAGGATTAAAATAAATTAAATTATTTTGGTTTGAAATTTGCTCTATGAGTCCGTTGACTTTGCTAGTGAACCGAACCCTCTCTTCATCTGTTCCCAATACGGGCCACTCCCCGTCATGAGGAAAGTCCTTGTACCTCGCGGGAGGAATGACGCCGACAATTACTATCTTCTTGAAAGTGATTATACTTTGAAGGATTGTGTTGAAGTAACCATTCACGAGTTCTCTCACTATCTCATCTTCATCGCGCCCGGCATCCTTCTGTCGTTTTATGTGGCACCGACAGTCGACCTCTCCAAATACAAAGCAGAGAGTACTCTCCGGCGTGTGTTCACGTGCATCGAACTTGGGGATCACTCGAGACTTTCCGATACCGTGCATAGTCTTGGAGTATTCAACCCGAAGCACATGAGGGAGACGGAGATTCTTGAAACTAAACTCTCCGTGACTATCACCGTATACAAAGATCATACTATTAGTCTGTCAAGTATATCTTTTAACTCGGCCGTGTAAGAAAACACGGAAATTATTCTGTTATTACTTGCGATAGTCCTGTATAAATAATTCATTATTTCAAGAGATCGCACCTGATTCACGCTGACGGGGCTGTCTAATAAAACTATTATCTTATTTTTAAGATGAATACAGTTTACATAAAATGCACTCCCCCAGTGTACAACTATAATTTGGCCAGAATGTACTATATTCATCTGAAGAGAGATGTCATTTAGAAGATATGTATCAACTACTACACCTCCTTTATTCACTACAAGTTCGCTCAGATCATGGACTGATGGCTCTGTTCTATCGTTGACAGTATAATTCTCCTTGCCATTTCTTGGAAGATACAGCAAGTTTATAGGAGAAAATTTGTCAAACTTTAAATTATTTGTGTAGTTGGTTATATATTTTATGAAAACAGGCATGTTAGGCTTATTCAATGAAACTATGGGTGGAAAGAACACAACATTTGCAGCACAGGAGACTCGTGCAACTATGGGCGCCGTCACTCCTATGAATTTTACAAAGTTTTTACAATATCTCTTTGTGTTGGAAGTGAGGATCTTAAGGGTTGGGTGAGTCTCTAGTTTCTCCAGAAGAAGTGGGTAAAAAATAAAAGATTCTACAACCCAGTGCATAAACGCATCGTCTCCAGGACAATCCATAAAGAAGTAATATTCTTCGACGGGTTGTTCCTCATCGGATCTTGTAATCTTCCATCTTGGCTCGCACAGAATCCTCTCAAAAGAAACAACATTTTTAATTTCACAAGGTTCCGACGATTCGAGTATTATCGTGTCCGTCATATTATAAAGACTTACTTTGTTTTTATGTAAATGCTCATCCCGGACCTCTTTCAGAAATGGAACATTCGCGCCAAGGGCATCATTCATGTAGGAGCGCACTTCTGCGAGGAGAGGAGCATCTACGCGGAAAGCGGTTGTGATGACTCGAAGGTTATATGGATCGAGGGAAACCCTGAAATTTACGAATTTATTAAGAGGCAGGCACCTCCGAGTATTCAGTTGTATCACGCACTTATATCGGACGGAGAAAACGATGTAGATTTTATTATTACAAATAATGAGGGTATGTCGAGTTCCTTTCTCGAACTCAAAGAGCACCTCGTAGAGCATCCACAATGCCGAGAGCACCATCGATTGAAACTACGGACGACTACTATACCCAAGTTTCTAGAAAAGAATGGTCTGGATTGTGCAGACTATGACTTTCTGATTATGGATATTCAGGGAGCCGAACTTCACGCACTCAAAGGGATGAACGATCTTCTGCCAAACTTCCAGCATATGTATCTCGAGGTGAATACGAAGGAACTGTATGCTGGTTGCGGTCTCCTCTCCGAGGTCCTTGAATTCCTTGGACAACATGGATTCAAACTTAAGGATCTGAATATGACTCAGCATGGATGGGGTGACGCGTATTTTTCTAGACTAGCCTGATAATTGAATGATTCTACAAGATATCTGCCATATTTAATAGCCTTCTCATAATTTTTATTTATGCTCTTAATGTGTTTTTCATAATGATCGGGAGTCAATGTGCGAATCTTGTGAATAAGGTCGTCCGGGCTTCCATCGAAAAATATCCAACCAGAAGTATCAAAAAAGTCTCCAATATTAGGACACCCCCAGTATATAAGGAGTGTCTTCATCTTGAGCGGGTCAAGGACTTTTTCTGTGAAATAGTTCACTTGCTGCGAGTTTTCGATAGAAACTGAAAATTGAAAACCGTCAAACAAGACTTCGCGGCCGTTTATGCCCAGAGGGGTGGAGTCGTCTGGCAAGGGAAGAAAGGGATTGTTTCCCAATTCAGGAAGAAGAGGCGGCACAGAAGTTCTAAGAAATACCACATTTGAAGGAAACTCTTTCTGTCGTAAATATATGGGAAGTCGTAGATTGTGCCCTGGGAACCCCAGATTCTTTGAGCCTGTACAAATAGAAATTTTAAACTCTTTCGGGGACAGATATTCCTGGGTGAGCACTGAAGAACCGGCACTTCCTAAATATATTTTTGATTTTTTGGGAAAAAGTTGATGTATTATGTTATCACATGTCCATATAGTATCGAACATATGAGCATTTTGTACAACAAATGTTCTCAGATGGAGATTCACTTCGGGCTCGACCATTATCAATATATTTTTCTTTCCGGGTTCTGCGTGTTGAGGTCTATCCACAAGAACAACAGCGTCATCCGGAAATATGCCCGGCGCCCACCCCTGCCAATCGGGTAAACGCGGGGAAGGAGGCTCACTCGTTTTAAGGGTGAAAGTCATTGTAATTATTTACTATATTATCTCTATATATGTCTCCTATGTCGTAGTCGTGCCCACCTGGTTTGAACCAATTTCTCGGAGCGACCAACCGGGCATTCTCGTGTTCACGCATGTAATAGGCCATGAGTGACATGGACGAGTTGGCGATTATGAAATGGTCACAAAGGCTCATGAGAAACAGGGTCTTGAGGGGGTCCGGCTCGTGGATGATCTCTACATTAGGTCCTGCAAAGTCTTTGACCAGTTCAGGTTCTTCACAAAACAATAAAAACTTTTGTCCGGGAAAAAGTTTCATAGCCTCGAGATAATACTCCTTCGTACAAACGGGCTGGCTCACGGTGAATTTGGAAAGGCCGTCCCCGCCCCATCTGACATGGACGCAAACGCCTCCTGTAAAACGCGACTGTTGCTCGGCGAATATCTCGGACTCGTTCGACCGCAAGAGGTCCCGGAGGTCCATCCTGTATTTATCAAAATATTTCCACGACTGAAAATATCCCGTGAGAATACGGGCTTCTGTGGGTATTGCCTTGTACCTTATGCCCTGCTCGGCCCACACGGCACGCTCACCACTTAACCGACTAATATAAAGAAGTTGTGAAGGACTTCCGGGCCAGGGTTCGTATGGATACTCACCCTCTTTCCCAAGAATCTTGACATGCTTGAAAAGTTTAGAATATTCTGCAAATTTTGGTCGAACCGTGCAAACATCCGGATACCATCCAAGTGCGGCAATCTCTTGACCCTGTTCTCTAGCGTGGGACCATGCGGCCGCATGCTGAAACAGAAGATTTCCAAGTCCGCCGCACGGCACGATAACGATCATTTAAAGATGAGAGCCATTAACCTTTAAATGAAGGTCTTGGTCACGGGAGGAACTGGACTCGTAGGTTCGGCCCTAAAAGAAATCAGGCCCGATTGGACCTACGTGTCTTCAAAGACATACGGCTCTCTTACATCTCTCGAAAATGTGAAAAGAATGTTCGACGATGTGAATCCAGATGTCGTTGTACACTTAGCAGCCAACGTCGGTGGACTCTTTAAGAATATGCATAAGCGACTAGAGATGTTCGAAGATAATATTAGAATAAATACAAATGTTATGAGTGAAGCGGCCCGGCACGGAGTGAAACGCGTGATAAATATGTTATCGACCTGTATATTTCCGGATGGCCTCAGTGAGCCCCTGAGGCCCGAAGCACTTCATACGGGACCGCCTCATCCTTCGCACGAGGGCTACGCCTATGCAAAAAGGATTTCTGAAGTTCACGCCCGAATTATTCGCGAGACGACTGGAACGTGGGTAACCTGCCTTGTTCCGACGAATATATATGGTCCGTATGACAACTTTTCTCTAGAAGATGGACACGTCGTCCCGGCTCTCATCCATCGAGCGGCTCTTGCCAAAAAGAACAGGGTGAAACTTCAGGTGAGGGGCACGGGAACGGCGCTTAGACAGTTTATATTTTCAGGTGACCTGGCCAAAATTATAGCATGGGCCGTCGAATCATCAGACAGACCGCCACCTATTGTTGTGTGCTGCCAAGACACTGAATACTCTGTAGGGTATGTTGCTCATACTATTGCAAAAATAAACGGTATAGAACTGGAATTTATCGGTGGACCAGATGGTCAGATGCGCAAAAAGGCTGTTCCCGGGCCAGGAGCCGTTCCTTTGCCGTCGGTATCACTCGAAGAAGGCCTGCTCTCAACTATAAATTGGTTTAATAAAACTGAATAAGAGTCGGCTCTTCCTGGCCGCCTATCTTTGCATCCTGGTAAAATAGAGGAGTTTTCAGTGCATATACATTGTAATGTGGCATTGAGTATGCGACCGGTACGTCGAACGATTCTGGACTGGACATATTCGAATATGCGTGTTCATAACATTTCAAAACATTTTGAACCCAGGCTCGCGTGAGAATCAAAACGGCGTGTGTCGAAAGCATGTTATAAATTCTAAAAAGTTCGTCGGATGCTCGCTCTTTTATAATGTACTGGATGGCTTGTTCTCTTTCGGGGTGCATACCCCATACACTCACTCCGAGATATACAGCATCAGCATCTTCGGGTAAGGGAATTTCATAACGGAACCATTCGGTCGCACTACAGTCATCTTCCATAAAAATAAACGGACGAAACTCGCCCTCTAGACGCTCCTTCATAAGTTTCACGAGACCGGCCGCAGCACTTTTCTTTCCCTGATCGGATACCCCGACAAATGCACGTCCCTTCAGTCCTTTTGACGATATGAGAGTTTCCATATGTTCGCGGCGCTCGGGACGATGAGGGCCGTGCAAAAAAACGATATCAATATCTCGAATGTCCAACATCTATTACAAAGTGGTCAGGCTTTTCCTTAAATCATATTGAACCCGTCCGATATGAATGGAACCGCGCACTGTGTGTACCGCTTTGAAATGTCCCGAAGTGTCGTGTTCACGTGGATCCGCAGTTCATCAAGGGATGTAATCAGGTCCGAACCGAGTGCGGGCGCGTGGAACAGGTCGTTCAGGACCGCGAGGTACATCGTCAGAACCTGGTGAATATCGGACTTGCGTTGCCGAGCCTTTTCGCGCTGCTGAATTCGTTTTCTAAATTCATCCTCAGTCAGGTCCGCAATCATAAATTTAATCCGAAGGTCCCGATTGTCCCCGGCGTCATTTACGGCGTACCGGGGCATGATGACCCACATACAGTGGCCGTAGGACCGATGGGCCGCACTGAGTTTGGATCGGTCTTCCCGACTCATGAATCCGGGCAAAGAACCCGCGACATTGAGCCAATCTGGAAACCCGCCACACGGAACGTCACCCGGGTTCCGTTCGAGTCCCCCATGGGCCCGGCGATACTCGTAGTAGTGTGGGTTGTGGATCGTGCCCGTCTCGACCCGACCCGTCCGCCAACTGAACGCCGTCTGGCACTGTGTACAGAACATCTGGTCGCACCCGTCAATCTTGAATATCATAGCGGCGCATTTGGGACAGTTCCGGGAATCTTTGGCGAGGAGAATGGCCGTGGCGATGCTATTTGGGTCGCACGTATGAGGCGCATCACGCTCGGGACCCTTGACCTCGTGACAATCCGGACAGGCCCATAGGTCACACGCGCCGCACTTCCAGGCTGTGCTCAGGAACCCACGACAGTTTGTTGCGGGGCACGCCCGAACAAATTGCCGGCGCTCCGTACTGATGTTACCGGACGTGAGACGCCAGGTATGTTTGTCCCGGACCCGCTCGAGAACCTGGAGATCGACCATAATAGAACTCACAACCTTTCGCTCCTCGCCACTGAGTTTTTCGCGCAGGATATCAGCATCAAATTCTGAAGACAAATTGTTATTGACCGCGAGAACGCTGAGCGGGATGGCATTCGTCCGCCGCGTGTCCGATTCGGCCGCGGCCAGATCCTTCCGGCGATCATCTATGTTTTTCGTGAGACGCCGAATTTCTCGTTCAATTTCAAGGTAAGGTTGAGTCGCCGGCATGAGGCTCCGTTCGCGCTCAAACAGAACCGTCTCACGACGCGTCTTGTAGACCCGGCTTGTGAATTTTTGGGTAAAATTACCTACGAGAATTTCGCGCGACCACGCTTTGCGACAGTTCATACAATGGGCATCCTGTGTCGTCTCAATGAGGTACCGCTCGGCACAGGATGTACATGGTCTAAATTCACAGTACGGACATTTTACTTCGGTCCGGGACGATTTGTTGAAGGAGTCGCAGCAGACGGCGCAGGACCCCATGTTTTCTTGTCTATAGAGGGTTGCTTGATTTTATCTGGCTGGACGGCAATCTTGATGCCGTGGCGAGACACGACGACGACGTCATCGTCGTCGGTCATGTCGGCCCATTTCATTTTACTATTCAATTACAGTTTTTTCTTAACTGCCTTGACACGCGGTTTCGGAGTGGGCTTACTGGCCGAGGGCCACCGGGCGAACATGACATCGATATCACCATGGGTCTCGGCAAACTTTTTGTGTTTCGAAACGACCCGGGCAATAAACTCCTCGGTGCACCCGGCCGCACGGTACGTGGCGACGCGCTCCTCGATCGACGGGGCGGTCTTCTTCCGGGAATACATGGCCGCGATCAAATCGCGGTCAATTACCGGAGGAACGACCCGGGCCGGTCGTGGCGGGCTAGGGTGCGCCGTGTCCCATGCGCGACAGGCCGCGAGCCACTCGGGCGAGTTGTGTTTCGCCATGAATTCATAATCCTGTGGCGGGACCCACGTGGGTGGCGGCTGGAGAGCCACATTCGGCGCCCTCATTTTATCGAGAAGTTCACCGACGACACCACGAGTTCCAGATGGAATTCGACCTTGGGGTGGGCCAACCGGTGCCCATTGAGTTCGGACACCCCCGCCCGGGAGTGATTCTGATACAAATTGAACTGCGGGCGCGACTCGAACTCGGGGGATCGGACGTTTGAACATTTTGGTTTTTATGGATTCGACCATGGTTCCTGTGAGACGCGGGACACTTTTTTTTAATCGGGTTCACTTCAATTACACTCACTCTCTAAAAGTCCTCATCTTCGTACTCTTCCTCGTCCGCACCCGCGCCCTCGATGAGTGCCCGGACCACCTCAAAGTGGGCCGTCTCGACCAAGGGGTTGCCGTGCGACTGGCACAAGTCACACTCGGCCACGTTTCCATCACTCAAGTCGTGCGAGTGGGTCGGCTGGGGTGGCTTGACCGCCTTGGGCGCCTTGGGCGCCTTGGGCTCCTTGGGCACCGCTTCCGTCTGGGGCTGCTCCATGTGGCGCTTGCAGAAGGCGGACCCCTTGAGCGCGCTGAATTTGCAGGGCTCCTTCTTGGCGGTACAGGCTGTGCACTTGGGCTTCTCAGCCTTGGTCTTCTCGCTCACGACCGTGACTGTCGTCGGGTCGCGCTTCTTGTACTTGCGCGGAGCCTTGACGACCGTCTCTGTGTACTTCTTCATCAGTTCAGCCAGGTCCAGGTTGTAGTCGGCTGCGATCCGCGCCACAAACTGGCGGTCGCGCTCGGCAACGAGGGCATTCACGGCATCAGCGAAGGAGGCCATTTGTTTGTTTGTTTGTTTGGTTCGGAACCGTGGTCGAGCATTGTCTGACCCGGACATTACACGTTTTGTTTTTGGGTGCCATTCAGCAGCGGTACGGTCGTTTCGGTGTTCAGATTCTCGCCCGGCGGCCCCGGCGGCCTCGGCGGCCCCGACGCGACATGAAATGAACTTCTGTTGTTGTTGCTGCTGACATCCTTGTAGAACATAAACCCCGCCACGAGTAGGGGCAGAATCCCAAGCAGAAAAATTGTCGCATACTCTCTCCACTTATTCTTCTTCTCGGGATTCCTGATATTTAGGATCGGTACGATCATGGTGAAAATGACCCAGACGGCCCCTAGGAACAGTACGAAAGGCGGCGGCACCATGTTTAGTACTGACGCAGATTTTATTTCTCAATTACTTGATTTTTTTCAGGGCTCGATTTACATTCATCGCATGGCGCTGTCCCGCCTTGATACTCTGTCGGCCCACGTTTTCTATGAGCGGTTTCGCTTTGGAAACAACCGACCCGATCGTTCGGTCGCCCGATCGAACAAGGCGGAGGAGTTGAGCCGCGCGCTCCGTGTTTTTGAGCCCCTTGTTCTTTGATTCACCCTTGATCGGGTTTCGTTTCGAAATCATACCCTTGTAAATAAAAGAACCCGAGAGCAAAGCCAGCGAATCTTTGAGTTGGTACCGGAGGCGCTGAATCGGTACACCGAGTTTGCGCGAAAATGGAAGGTGGAGCATCTTCCGAGAGGCTCCTGGGTAATACACGAGGGCCGTGTCGACCAGGTCGGTCACGGTGTTCTTCCCGGTTGCTATTTTGTAACCAATCACCTGGTAAACCTGGCGGTTCGTCCCGGGAACCTGGAGGCGCGGATTTTTGTAATGGGACCGGGTATGGGTCGATATCAAAAGGCGCGCGTTCGCACCCTCGTACGTGCGATTCAGCCATCGAATGAACGCGTTCAAGTGCGTGAGCATGATTTTCCGCATTGTAAAGACGTACGACGCAAGTTCCTGATTCGATGAGAGGCGGTGTCCGACCCCAAATGTAAAGTCATAGTCGGACGTGCGTCGAATCTTTGGGGGCAGGGGCCTTCCGGACTGTTCGAGGAACAATTTAACACCCATGCCGCCCGTACAGAAGATTGTGAGACCACCACCGTATGGCCGAATGAGCCTGGTCGTATGTTTACAAAATTCAGCAAAGAGTCGAGGGAGGGCCCATTGAAGGTTGTGCGAGGACGTGACCGGCTCCCGCCCACGGGCCCGTTCGATACACTGGTACGCATTGTTGAGCATAATTTCAGAATGAAATGTACCACCGTGAAATATTGACTTTTTGGCCGACGCATAGTACCCGTCGTACCCCTCCGGTTTCAAAAATTCGGATGCGAGTCCACCGAACGCGCCCTTGTTTATATCCGCGTAACTCATACGCTGGCCACGTTCCTTGAAAAGGGCCCGGGGGATGTTCTTTTGGCCACCCAGGGCTCTCACCTGGTTCCCAATGGTTATGCCCGTCCCGAGCGCGAACCGAATGAGTCGGATCGTCTCTGGTTTTATAGGGTACTTGCTCTGCATCAATTTCTCGATATTGGCGTGGGTCAGGTCAAATAGACGGAGTGTCTTTTTCGCGCGGTACATACACGGCGTTCCATAGTTTTTAGCGGACCTGACGTTCTCGGTCACATAAAAGAAGCGCGTGTCCCGCAAGACGGCTCGACACGACACCTTTCCGAACCCTTTGTACAAAATTTTACCGGGTGGTATGATGGTTTCGGTAAATACCATCTTCTTAAAGTTATGCACGAAAATAAATGTAATGAAGGTCATCATCAGTCTCACGAGCATTCCGCCCCGGTTCGATAAACTCGAGAGGGTTCTAACGGCCCTGTTGGTCCAGACGTGTCATGAAATCTGGCTCAATATTCCACGGAACTACACAAGGTTCCCAGATTGGGACGGTAAGATCCCGACCCGTCTCATTGGTTTGGATCCTAAAATTAAAGTGAATCTGGATTGTGAGGACATGGGCCCTGCGACAAAGTTTATGGGTCCGGTCAAACATCTCGATCCAGCGGATATCATCGTGTACCTGGATGACGACACGGAGTACGACCCCAAACTCGTCACGAATCTTCTCAAGTGGCACGGGTACGATCCAAACAGTGCTTGGGGCCTAAGCGGCTTCAATTTTGAATCATATTTCAAAGGACACTTTCCTCGGCAACACGGTGTCCCAGTGGATGTTATCGAGGGGTATGGATCGGTCATCGTCAAGGCTGGATGGGTCGCGGGCTATGTGCCCGACGACGGACGTATGGCCGATGACGTCATCATTTCAAATTTACTCGAGAAACAAGGAATCAAGCGCAAGACGGTCTGTACGCCCGAGTGTAATTTGTCGCACCTGAAACAATTTGATTACGGATTTGAACCGGATGCACTTCACAACCAGGTTCAGGGTGGGCACCGAGAAAATTACAGAAAAGTTCTCGAAAACCTGACATATAAGAACAATAATTACTTTGGATATAAATGCTCGTAGATGCGTTCATGTTTTACAATGAACTCGATATTCTCGAACTCAGACTTTCGGTTCTGGATCGACACGTTGACCGTTTTGTGCTCGTTGAATCGGAGGTGACGCACGTGGGCGGACCCAAGGAACTTTTTTTTCAAAAAAATCGGGATCGGTTCGCGAAATGGCTCCCTAAAATCGAACACGTGATTGTGACCGCGGCCGATGCGCCAAGTGATACCGATCCGTGGTCGCGCGAAAAGTACCAGCGCGAATGTATCCTCCGCGGACTCGAGGGCGTCCCGGATGATGCGGTCGTCATGGTTTCCGATGTCGATGAAATTCCAGACATGGACAAGGTTCGTTACGAAAAACTCGAGCACGCAATGACCTCCGTTCACATGTGGCTCTTCATATACTCGCTCGAGTACATGCTAACGTCCGAGCCTTGGTTCGGGACGGTCATTACAAACTGTGAACTGCTCCGCCGGGTCGGCCCGAACAGTCTCAGGGACGCTCGCTGGAAGATGCCCTGTTTTCAGTACGCCGGATGGCACCTCAGCAGTTTCGGAACGCCCGAACACGTCCTGAACAAGGTTCATACATTTGCACACGCCCTGGATGGTCATCACGTGGCACAGACACTCGATATGTTTCAAACGTTTATTGAGGAAGGGATCCATACGGATGGGAAAACGGCACTCGTTTGCCGACCCGATTCGGTACCCCTTCCCGGACCCGAGAGCCTTCTCAGGCACCTCGGTCTCATGCGGTTCGAGACCGATCAGGTCCGGGTCGGAAAATACACGGTCAGCGTCATACGCGACGACATGTATATCGGAGGATGTTTGCGCCAGGGCCATGAATGGGACGGGTGGATGCGTCAAGATCTTCCGCACATCACGTCGGTCGGTAAGGATATTCTCGATATCGGGGGGAACATCGGCTGGAATTCGCTCATGTACAGTGAGTACTCACCGGTCCACGTATTTGAACCAATCTTTCACCCGGTCGTCGCAAAGAATATTCGTCAAAACAGCCTGAGCGACCGAATCACGCTCCATCCGTTCGCACTGGGGTCCAAAAAGGACGTGGTCGACATGTACGTCCAGAAACACCACGAGGGAATGTGTAACTACGGAGGGACGAGTCTGTACAAGAGTTCTCACCGGGAAGATTCGGGCGTCCAGGTCCGGGTCGAGCGACTCGACGATGTATACACGGGCACACCCTGTCTCCTAAAAATTGACGTCGAGGGCCACGAACTCGAGGTTCTCAAAGGGGCCGAACAGACTTTGCGAAAGCACCGCCCGAATCTGTATGTCGAGATTTTCGAGTTTGATGGCCCGGTCCCCACGTTTCTCAGGGAACTCGGGTACACAAAGGTATTTCCGCGACCCGAGGACAATTACCTCTTCATACACGAGGCGTCGTAATTGATACACAGGGCGGCCGCGAGTGCAAATACGACCCCGAGCCACTGGACCCAATGTGTAAACTTTTCGTCAAATATGAAATAGGCCGTCGCGGCGCCCCCGACGACGATGGCTGCTTCCCACATGATACAGGTCCACATCATGCTCTCGGACGCCAGGCTCCGAATCAGAAACGTGATGACGACCGCATAGGCCAGAATACCCAGGGCCAGGTTATGGCTCCGACCTTCGTGTGCGAACCACTTTAGGTGCGTGTTCCCAAAGAGTTCGGCCGCGGTCATTACGAGAATGTTAATCGCGCCCATTCCTTTATAATTTCGTGTATTTTATTTATAGAAGATGATACCCTGGATTGCATCTTGGCTGCCGATCGCCCCCCTGGACCGTCGGTTCCGCGAGATACTCATTCGAATTTTACTCGACAATTCACTGGAATTCAGGGTCGCTCTCCTTTCGTTTCAAATAAAAAAGTTGTTCGGAATACCTTTATGAAGGCGGCGTTTATAACAGGCGTCACCGGGCAAGATGGGAGTTACCTGGCGGAACTATTGCTGGATAAAAAGTATTCCGTGTACGGTTTGGTCAGGTATTGTTCCGAGAAAAAACACTCCAGAATCGGCCACCTCAAGGATCTTCACCTGATCGAAGGTGACATGACCGATACGTCCAGACTAAATTCAATCATAAATTCATTCGAAAAATATGTTTCGATCGAAGTTTATAATTTGGCGGCAATGTCCCACGTGAAACATTCTTTTAATCAGCCCGTCTACAGCACGGACGTGGATGCTCTTGGGACCCTCCGTCTTCTTGAAGCAATTCGACAGACTCATTTCAGTTCAAAATTCAAATTCTATCAGGCTGGTACGAGTGAAATGTTTGGTAAAATTCAAGACCCGATCCAGGATGAAATGACTCCGTTTTATCCAAGGAGTCCATACGGGGTCGCGAAGGTCTATGCATATTGGATCACCAAGAATTACAGAGAGGCCCATGGGCTCTTTGCTTGCACGGGAATTCTTTTTAACCACGAGTCTGAGCGACGCGGCGAGGAATTTGTGACGCGAAAAATAACACTTGGACTTGAACGCTGGCTCCGAACTGGAGAACCGATCCGTCTCGGAAATTTAAACGCCTCGAGGGACTGGGGACACGCGGAAGATTATGTCGAAGCAATGTGGCGCATGCTTCAGGTTGACCATGCCGACGAGTTTGTTATAGGGACCGGTGAGTCACATACGGTCCGAGAGTTTGTGACCGAGGCTCTAAAGTGCCTCACGAACGAACCCTTTGTATGGTCCGGTACCGACCAGTCCGAGCAACTTATTTTGAATGGTAAGCCGGTCGTTGTCATCGACCCAGAATTTTATAGGTTGAGTGAGGTTGATGCACTCATTTCAAATCCTAAAAAGGCCTGCGAAGTTCTCGGATGGAGACCGAAAATTTCTTTTCATGAACTGGTTAAAAGAATGGTACAGAATGATTGTAATGGAGTGGCTCTTTGTGGGTCCGACGAAACTTGCCGGGATCGGACAAGTGACCTATAAGTATGCACAACTCGTAAACGGTGATTATGTTGAGTATGGCCAGGCACCCCCGAAAAAAACATACGATCGGGGATTTGCATTCGTGTTGCCTATACAGACACACTTGGACATGGTCGCCCAGTACGCTTCCATATGTAAAAAAATGAATTACATGACCGTCTGCGAGACCGAACCGGTCAGTCCGGCCTATGGACTTTTGGAACGGTACCCGGAGATTTATTGTCCGAGTGAATTTTCAAGACAAATTCTAGAAAAACAGTTCCCGACCGTTCGATGGAAACTATTGAGACACTGGGTCGGGTCGGTCGGTCCGAGACCGCCACCGGCCCCGAGTCCCTACGTCTTTTACACAATCGGAAACGTCGCGGACCCGCGTAAAAATATCCGCGGTCTCATCGACGCATATCTTCGGTGTAATTTTGGGAATGCGGCCCATCTCGTTCTCAAGGCGACGTGTATGCACCCGATCGACTGGAAGGTCCCGGGGGTCACGGTCATAAATGGTCTGCTGAGTGACGAAGACCTCGAAAAAATTCACGGGTCCTCGCACTGTTATGTCAACTGCTCCCATTCCGAGGGAGTCGGTATGGGAGCCGTAGAGGCGGCGCTTCGATCCAAACCCGTCATTGCATCTGATTACGGGGGACTCTGTGAATACGTAAAAACACCCTGGGTCGTTCCGTGTACCAAGGGGCCGGTCGGCATTGATGATTTCCTATTCACGCGGGACCTCGTATGGGGGTACCCGTCTGGCCCGGAACTCCAGAGATGTCTCCGGGACTGCTTCGAAAAGAAGGTGCTCACGTGGGACCATGAGCATACGCGCCAGATTATGTTTAATTTGAAGAACGATTGTTTTTGGCAAGATTGAGCGCACGGGCAATGTGCTTGAGGGACTCTATAATCTCGGCCCGGCGGGCTGCGGTCGCCGCCTTTTTCAGGTTGTTCGCCATATTTTTGTTCCCAATCTGACGCGCCTTGTTCGCCTCGGCGAGCAAACGGGCGTTTGCGTTCGCCAGGTTTGTCACGGCCGCATTGGCCGACCGGTTCGCCACGCCCATCTGGCCTGCTGCGGCCGCTCGGGCCGCATTATCAATCTGACCCCCGGCCATGCCAACCTGAGCCGCGGCTGCATTTACGGCGCGCTGATTCGTCGCCATATGTTAGGACGATATTAAAATTTTTTGGGACGCGGCGGGCACGGCACGACAGCCACGGCCGCGTTCGGGGGCACATCGACCCATGAGTGAGCCCCGTACACAATCAGGGCGATGACTATGCTACTCGCCACGATAAATCCCTTTTGTGAATTGAGGTACAGGACCACGTCATCCAGGGGCTTGAAGCCCGTAGGCTTCTTTATCAGTTTCGGGACGATGTAGACGAGTGCGACGTTGATGGCTATGGCGGCCCACATATAATTAAAATTAAACTCGGGCATTCCTAGTCTGGGTCAAGATAAAATCTTCACCTCGTGCTTCTTGCAGAAGCACCCCTTGGTCGCCCTGAACCCACACCTCTTCCCGGCGAGTGTTGTCGCCTTGCATGTTTCACCGACTGGTGTTTTTTTTGTCGGGACCTCGATCGGTCTCGGCGGCTTTATTGTCGTGAGGACGATATGAGGCCGCTTCTCCTTGATGGCGATGGCCCGTTCGCGTGCCCGGATCGCCGTGTCCGCAAACTTCTCGGGATCCGCGATGCCGCACGCCCGGGCATCCATAACTACAGTATACCGGGACACCATTTTCAAGTAGATCCGTACGGCACTCTAGTGTCCATGACGAGTGCGCGACACGTTTTTTACTGATTGTTGGGCGACATGCGTGTCGTAAGCCCGGTGGGCCCGGGAAAAACAACGTTTCCGGGTCGCGTCTGAGCGACTCCATTGGCCACCCCTACCGGTCGCCCGCCAGTTGTCCTCAGTTTATTAATTTCACTCTTATTGATCAACTGATACTCGTTTCCAACTTTTTTGTAAAACTTCCGCGACCATCCTCCAAGGTATCTGCCATTCTTTTGATAATAGTTTCCAGGGATATTTGTTATTTTTGCAAATCTATTGCCCGTTCTCAAACCAATATTAGAAATATTATTCAATCGTTTCAGTTCCCATTTATAAGGTTTGTTTGCGTTGGGCATCATGTTTCGTTCCCAACTGAAATAGTACATGGGACTGCCCAGTCCCCTTTTTACAACAGGTATTTTCGGGTCATTCTTTTTATAACCTACTTGTTTCCATCCTTTAGCAGTGGTGTATCTTAGCAGTGCAGGTAGAATGGCCATATTTCTGTTATTCGCTCCCACTGGGCTCCAGCCGCCACCTCCCCGCGAGCCGCCACCTCCCCGCGAACCAAGACCGGTTGAACCAAAGCCGCTTCCAGAAGCCAGGCCAACCATTTTACTGTTTAGAAATATTTTTTATCCAAAGTGCATGCCGTTCCATACATAGCCTGCTGAAGTGTTGATACGTCCCAGAACACGCCATCTTTGTTGAATTGATGAATACCTTTTTAATTTCTGGATCAATATCAGACATGGGCATCAATCCTAAAAAATTTGGACCATATTTCTGGGGCGTACTCCACCTCGCATGTCTGGGCGGAATAGACCCCGCGGCTCTCAGGACGCTCATCGACCTGTTTCCGGCGATCCTTCCGTGCGGGGCGTGCGGTCAGCACTTTGCGGAGGTTCTTAAGGAGAGCCCACCGCCCGAATCGGACGATCCCGAAGTTCTTTTCAAGTGGTCCGTCGATGTACACAACATAGTCAATAGACGGATCGAAAAACCAGTCTACGGGTACGACGAAGCCATCAAAATATGGCTCTCGATGCCCGCTCCGCCAGCCCCGATCATCCTGCCCAAAAAAAAGGACCGGTCGGTCATGTTCATATTAGTCGCGCTCACTGTAATTGCAGCGATACTCCTATGGAAAATAAGATGTTAGTTTTTATTAAAATAGAATGGCCGGTGGATTATTTCCAGGGCAGCCTTTCGCGCTCAATCTCAAGTGTATAGTATTCACGGCGCTTCTTGCGGGAGGGTACTGGTATCTCCCCCACAAGAATCTCTGGGTCCTCGCGTTTCTCATATGGTCCCCGTATATCGCCATGGCCTGGTACGATTACTCGTACCAGTGCCAACTCGGCAAACTGGAGCCGACCCTCGTACCATTCGGGCGGTACGTATGGCTTCCATTCAAGCCCCAGGGCTACAAGGATAAGTTTGACCAACTCCCGCCTGAAAAAATTCAGACCATGAATAAACTGGACCATGTCGTCGGATGGTCCATCATTGCCGCTACGGTTTCATATTTTATTCTTCGCAAAAAGTAATGAATATGAATGCGAATAGGAAACTCGCGGCCGACAGATTTGCAAAGGTTATCGAGTACGGGAAGGGTGCGCTCCTGCTCGTACTCTTGGTGGGCGCTCTCGTGAACGGCCACAAGGAGTACATATCTGAAAATCCACGCAAGTTTGTATGGGATTCATTCGCGAGCGGTGGGTTCGCCGCACTCGCCTTTTTCATCATCGCACGTATGCGTGGACGCGCGGACCTTGCGATACAGGTTGCCCTGTTTTCATTCTTGCTCTTCTTCTTCTACAATGTCGTCCGCGAACTGTCGGGATTCAATGCATTGGCGGACGAGAAAAAACACACACAGGGTGAGGCCCAACAGGTTAAATATCTCAAATGGCCCTCTATTATTATTACCCTGCTCGGCGTAATCGTTCTTGTGTATCTCGCATACAAAGCGAGGGTTCCCCACCCGTTCTATTTGCTCATCGGCGAAGCGGTCCTCTTTGGTGTCATGTCTGGTCTGGCTGAACTTGTCATCGCAAAGAACCATCACGAAACACCCATGGGCCTGATGATAGCAAGTCTCGGAAGCACAGTCATGTTCTTCATCGTACACTTGATTCTCCAGTGGGGCGGCCTGTATTCACACATCTTCGGTGATGGTATGACCCCGCCAAATATTTACTAGAATTTCTGGAGTTATGGTCGTTTGAAGATCGGTTCCAAAATTGCCCTGATGTACGATTGGGTTTTCGACCGCGTACACGATCAGTTTGCCCTCGGTCGCCAGTTTACTCATGAAAATATCAATCTGGAGACTGATCGGGATGTCCCGGTACAACATCATCTTGGCGATACCTTTTCGGCTTATGAGATACCCGTGAAGTCCCCAGAAATCCTGAACGAGTAAGAGGTCCGGGTACGGAACGTGTTCATACTCGGCCAGCCGGGCGTGGCCAAGGAGAATAACGTCCCAGTCCGGTGGAAACTCCGGAATTTTTTCGTAAAGTTGAGAATCAATCATGGCGTCATCCTCGAAAACGAGCCCGTATGGGTCTCCGCTCGCGTAGATCGCGTCCCAGACTTTATAGTGGCTTTTGTAACACCCGATCATCCCCCGGGTCATTTGAGGATGCGACGTTCTGTACCCGGTCGTTTCTATTTTCTTAATTCCATCCTCGATTTCAGGCGAAACAATGTCCGTCAGGACGAGCGAGGACCCATCGACCGCCTCGACCCGAATGAATGGTTTTTCGGCACCCAGGCCTGATTTGGTATATTCATTTGTAAAATTATGGAGTCGTTCTTTGCGTCGATCCAAATTGATGAGATACGACTCCGGGCTGAAAAAAGAGTGTTGTGTCTGGAACAAGATAAGGGCCCCTATAAGAAGGGCCACTCCCGCTACAACACTCTTCTTCATTAATAGACGCTAAGAAATAAAGGGCCCGTGCTCTTATATCGTATGACCGAATATGCTCGGCTTTCCCATGTCGAACATATCCTGGCCCGACCCGACACTTATATTGGACCGACCGTGCCTGAGTCCGGTCAATTTTGGGTCCGGGACGGGGGAGTTTTTAAGGTTCGTGATGTTCATGCTTCACATGGGTTGGTGAAAATCTTTGACGAAATTCTGGTCAATGCGATCGATCAATACTCGTCGCACCCCAAAAAGGTTTCTGAAATTTTGGTCGAGGTGACGGACCACTCAATTTCGGTCCAAAATTCAGGAGTCCCTATTCCGATCAAGAAACATGCGACCGAAAAAGCCTCGGACGGATCCCCCATCTGGATTCCCGAACTGATTTTTGGTCACCTCCTCACGAGTTCAAATTATGATGATAAAATTGAACGGGTCACGGGTGGTCGGAACGGGTACGGGGCCAAACTCGCCAATGTATTTTCGAATAAATTTAAGATTGAAATTGCGGACGGTCGCAAGACGTACAGACAAATGTGGTCGGCCAATATGAGCCGGGTGACCCCACCGGTCATTACGGAAGGGTCCTCTTCGGTCTATGTGAAAATTACATTCGAGCCGGACTGGAGCAGGTTCGGCGGCCCGGGCGGATTTCGTTCCCTGGTCGAGAAGCGCACGTGGGACGCGGCCATGTGGTGTTCCAAGTGTCGGGTCGTGCTGAACGGGACCAGGTTGGAGGTTGGGTCCCTTGAGGACTATGCGAAGATGCACGTCGGGTCGGTCCCTATGGCTCGGTTCCATAGCGAATCCTTCGATGTCGTCGTGGCCCACTCAACCTCGGGCACGTTTCAGCAGTGTTCGTGGGTCAATGGGATCGGGACGACCAAGGGGGGTGGGCACGTCGATAAGATTGTAAAACTTTTGTGCGACGAGATTTCAAAGGATAAGCGGGTCAAGGTCAAACCGGCCCAGATCAAGGCGAATCTCTTTGTGTTTGTGCGGGCCGTCGTCATCAACCCAACCTTCTCGAGCCAGACCAAGTCCGAATGTACCTCTAAAATTGTGGATCAGATTGAATTCAAGCCAAAATTTATCAAAGATGTCCTCGGGACGGGTATCCTGGATGCACTCGTGGTTCTCGGTGAGGCTGGCCAGACCCGCGAACTCAAAAAGACGGACGGATCGAAAAAGGCGCGCATCACGGGTATTCCCAAATTGGACGATGCAAACTGGGCCGGGACGCACCGGAGCCACGATTGTACCCTTATTATTACCGAGGGTGACTCGGCCAAGGCGCTCGCAATCGCGGGCCTGAGCGTCGTCGGGCGAAACGCCTACGGGGTCTTCCCACTTCGGGGCAAACCACGCAACGTTCGCGACGCAACCCTGAAACAGGTGACCGATAACGAAGAGTTTAGCAATCTCAAAAAGATTCTGGGGCTCCAGCACGGAAAGGTCTACACGACACTCCGGGACCTGCGGTACGGTCGACTGATGATCATGACCGATGCGGACCTGGACGGCTCACACATCAAGGGACTCGTTCTCAACATGTTCCACGTGTATTGGCCGAGCCTCATCGGGCTCGGGTTTGTTGTTTCGATGGTGACCCCGGTCATCAAGGCGGACAAGGTCTGGTATTTTACAGAGGAGGAGTACCGTCAGTCGCACCGGTCCGGCACCGGCCCGGTCAAGTACTACAAGGGGCTCGGGACATCCACGTCGTCCGAGGCGCGTGAATATTTCAAACAAATTGAGAAATTAACGGTCGCTTTCAATTCGGACCCGTCGATGGACGAGTCGATGACGCTAGCCTTTTCCAAAGCGCTCGCGGATGACCGGAAAGAGTGGCTCCGGGGACACATGGCCTCACCCCCTCCTGGAATTCGCTACGGCCACGTAAGTACGCTTCCGGTGACTGAGTTTGTTCACCGGGACCTGGCCAACTTTAGCGCCGAGGATATCAAACGCTCGATCCCACATGTCGCAGACGGCCTCAAGCCGTCCCAGCGCAAGGTCATCTACGCATGCCTCAAGAAGAACCTCACGAACGATATGAAGGTGGCCCAACTTTCGGGGTACGTCGCGGAACAGACTGCATATCACCACGGCGAGGCGAGCCTCCAGGGGACGATCGTGAATTTGGCCCAGAATTTTGTCGGGTCGAACAATCTGAACCTCCTCGAACCCTCGGGTCAATTTGGGACGCGTCTGGCGGGCGGGAAGGATGCCGCGAGCGCTCGGTACATTTTTACACGGCTCAGTCCACAGACGCGCAAGATTTTCGATCCGTCCGACAATGCAGTCCTCAAGCACGTCCTCGATGACGGTCAGTACGTCGAGCCCGAATTTTACGCCCCGATCGTCCCGATGATTCTCGTGAATGGAGCCGAGGGTATCGGGACCGGATTCAGTTGCTACGTTCCCCCGTACGATATCGCAATTATCAAACACAACATCATGTGCCTCCTGGATCAGGTTCCGATGGTTCCCATGGTTCCACATTTCAAGGGGTTCAAGGGACGGGTCACAAAGACCAAGGACCACACGTGGGTCCTCGAGGGCCTCGCGGAGCGCGAAGGGTCCCAGATTCACGTGACTGAACTCCCACCCGGGAAGTGGATCCAGGATTTTAAAGAACACCTGGATGACCTGGTTGAAAAGGGGACGATCCAAAAGTTTGAAAATCACTCGACCGAAACATCTCCGAGTTTCAGGATCTGGGGGGGTGACCCACAGGATCTCGGACTGACCAAGACGATCCACACGTCGAACATGTACCTGATTGGCCCGAATGGGGCCGTCAAAAAGTACGCGAGCCCGGAGGAGATTCTTGTTGATTATATCCAAGTTCGCATCGGGGTCTACAAGAAGCGCAAAGTCTGGCTACTCTCTGAATTTGATACTGAAATTAAGTGGCTCTCCGAAAAAGCCAGGTTCATTCAGAGTGTGATTGACGGAACCATCAAGGTTATGAACGTGGCCCTGGCCCAGATCCACACACAACTTCGCCGGGACGCCTACGCGCCAGACACGTGGTCAAAACTTCTCGATATCAAGACGTATCAGTACACGAAAGAGGAGGTTGAGAAACTTCAGAACCTCGTCGCGAAGCGTACGAGCGACCGCGCGGTTCTCAAAGCGACCAGTGTGATCCAAATGTGGAAGAATAATCTGGGAGATTTATAGATGAAATCGATACGTCAGGAACCGTATCTGAATTTTGACATTCTCGACCTGTCACGAGTTCGGTCGATCGAGAAACAGATTGGTCTCCGAATGAAAGATTTATTCAAAAAGGAAACTTTTCGAGAACTTGATGTTCGGCCCCTTTCGTCGGTCGATGTCAGCGGGTACTATAAGGTGACCGGACCGACCGAGGCGACCTTTTATTCCCTGACCGACTGGCCACTCGAACCTATCGGAAAAGGATGGATCCTCGATGGTGCGAACAGCCTCCGGGGCCAAATTTTCATGACCACGGCAAACAATGAAAAAGGGCCCGACTACAACTGGTCTTTCACGTTCCAGGCTGATATGGATCAGTCGGTCGGTGAAGGGAACACGAACGTCATCTCGGCCACTCTTTATCCACCGGGTCGCATGAGCGTGAAACGATCCGGGCCCATCTACGGATACTATGATGTTGTCAAGCACGTCCCGAGATTTTATTTCTCGACACCACCGCTCGCAGAAACAAAGGCTGGATGGATCATTGAGGGTCTCCAGACCTTACAGGGACCCCAATACATTACAGAATTTGACGTTGACGTTCCCGAAAAGCGCATAAATGCAAACGCCAGTCGATTTTATGAAGTTCTCGTGACGGTCGCGACCCTTCGTTCGGTCGATGGTTCCATCCCCGAAGATGCGGGCCCCGTGAGCGTGAAAGGGTTCCCGGCCCTGATCCACGAGCCCGATCCAAAAATCGAATATACACCCGGACGGTTCATACCGGTCCCAACAACGAATCCCCCGACCATCCAGGCTCCCGAGAATATCAAAATAGGCAATCCGCCCCCCTTACGGGACCTGAACGATCTTGGTCTCTTTCCCGAACCGCCTCGCAAACTGGACGAGTCAAAGGGGCGCGGTTTCAGTCAGGGGAGCGTCGTGTCCCTCGCGGCCACGGGACCTCAGGACGAGTACATCGTATCGAAAGACGCTCGAGATTCACAGTGGAACTCTGAATTTAAACAGTATTCAAACTTTGTCATGTTTCAGAGGGTCATTCCTTTTTCGGTCCCGAATCCGTCGTACCAGGGCCAGACGTATCAGGTTGAAATCAAACCGACCGAGATGGGTCATCTCCTCTCGAACATGTATCTCAAAGTGACGCTCCCGGCGCTCGCGACCGGATTTGAGTACAACCCGGAAGGCGGTCGGGCTCTCATTAATCGGGTCGATTTCATGGTGAATGAAACGACGATCGAAACTCTTTATGATGACTGGTACATCATACGAGACCAGATTTTACTCGATGCGGACGAACAGACGGCACTCAAGAGTGCCCTGTTCGCACCATCGACCGGGGGTGACGTGATTATACCACTCGACCTATTTTTTTGTCGGCGACACTCACATACAAATAAAGGGCGCGAACGTCTTCGGCGCCCGTATTTTCCTTTGTGCGCCATGTGGAATCAGCGTCTCTACATACGCTTTACATTCAATCCATCGACCTGGTGGTCAAATGCGTCGAGCACGATAGATTTTAGCGCACCCAAACTCATCACCGAGGAGATTTTGTTAAACAATGAGGAGAAATTGTATTATCAAAACACGCCCCTCAAATATATAGTCAATCACGTGACTCGCGAGACGGGCCTAACATTCAATCAGACGAAACCGTCCCTTCAATTGACCGCAAACTACCCAATTCAAATGCTCGCCTGGTTCTTTCGTAAAAAAACGTACGAAGATCCGTCAAATTATCGGTATGCCGATTCGAGATACCTCTATGGATACACGACCCAGTACATATCATCCGGAATCAGCCTCAGTTTCACATCAGGGAAGTCTAAATATGTGGACGTCGTTGAATCGGCCAAGATTACACTGAACAATGTCGACATTTTGAGCACGTTCCAGGGGTCCCTATATTATTCATTCAAACAACCCATGGAGCATGGTCTAAGCATTCCTTCAAAAAATATTTATACATATTCATTCGGACTCAACCCCAAAGAATACAATCAGGGTGGTTACATTAATTTCGCAAAACTCAACTCACAAATCACGACTCTTTCCCTCGCGTTCAATCCAAGTTATGCGTCCCAGATTTCCACGGGCTACACACTGTACATATTTTACTACGGCTACACACTTTTGGAATTTCAGAACGGGTACGCCTCAGTTCCCTTTGTCTAGTAGGATCGCATGGTTGACTATTCCATTTACGATGCACCATCTGATGAAATTCAGTTGGGCGTGGGTCGTCGTGAGTCCCTTGAACTGAATACGCTCGGTCCGACAGAACGGGTCAAAGAGTTTCTTGGAGTACCCATCCAGGCTTGATTTATATGCGACATGGACCGTGAAGAGTTTACCGTTCGGGGCCGTGTACGTAACTTGCCTGGCCTTGCAATAGTTGGTCACGAACCACTCGAGTTTACGAAGAGAGATACCCTTGCGGTGCTCCAAAATATCAAACAATTGTTCTTGATTTTTTGGTTCATCAAAAAAACGACCGAGGCTCGCGAGTAAAAGTTCAGATTTGTTCATTACGTACCTATAATCCGTCTCAATTCTCTAAGTTTCCCATAGATTCTGGGTCACATGAAGTGGACAGAATCCGTTGAGGGCTCGTCGGCCACAGGGCGCCCCATTTTTACCAACACCTTTACAGGTTGGCCCGGGTGTGTGAAACTTGCAGAAGCCATTCTCGTGTGGTTTTTTGAGACATCGCGATCCGTTTGCGAGCGTGCCCCTACATCCACTCATGTCGAGGCCGATCGTGTCATTCACGAGACACTCGAGTGGAATCTCATAGAGTGTAGATACGCGCTCGAGGATCGCGGCCGTCTGAATCTGAACCTGTCGCCGGACCTCGGTCCTAATGAGTTCCAGAATCTGGGCCTCCATGCTTTTTAGACGCGCGGTCCCTCTAAGATGCTTTGTTTTTTTTCGCAAAGAGTTCGAGGAATGTGCGGCGTGCCGTCACCTCTTGCGCTGAGACCGTTTTGACCATGAACCTCTTGTCGAAAATGAGACTCGGGTCTATGAGCGGTTCGAGCAAGTCCTGGACGGGTTTTTTGAACTGATTCGTAAAATAGTACGAATAATCGATCGGGACTGAATTTGTCGCGACCCACGAAGGATCCTCCGCCTTTTCAAACATTCGCCCGGGACCCGTGACGATCAGAAACGGCACGCGATCACCCTGTTGTGGCTCGGACCCCGGTGCGCGCAAACGAATCTTGTCTCGAACGGCCACGTGGGGCATAGGGACTTTGTAATCCGAGGCGAGTTGCTTGCTCATGAGGAGTTTTTCGGACGGGACACCCCCTTGACACAGGGTCCGGGCCGCCTCGCGCGCCTTTTCAATAACCGGTCGCGGGTCGCTCGATTCTAGAATCTGCTCCAAGAGGGCCCGGAGTGTTTCCCGAACAAACGGACAACTGTCCCGCCGGACAACCTGGAGTCCCTTGACGTCAATCTTTTTGAACGCCACTTGACCGTCCCTGTTCTTTTCGAACATCTTGGCCGCGTACCGTTTTTTCGAGTACAGAAAGTACGGGCAATAGACTTTTTCGAGTTCGAGGTCGTTCGGGGCTTTGAACAGTTTCGTACACTGTTCGGCTGCCAGTTCACCCTGTTCCCACGAGTACTCGATCGCATCTTGGCCCTTTCGGCCCTGAACGTCAAACTCGACCATCACGCTGTCGGTATTTTTGACGATCATTCGACCAATGCCCGCTTGAAACGTTCCCGCTTCGGTCTCAAGATCATATACGTATCCGTCCCATGATTCGTGAAGGACCTCAATCTTTTTGATGGCATCCGGATCCCTCCTCTGCCCACTCTTAGTCCACGTGAGTCTGAACACATCGGAACGAGTGTCGATCGATATATTGAAACACCCCATGTACCGCAGGAACACATAGTACCACTGAGCCGTGACCTGATTCTTTGTATCAATTCGGTGGCACCCAATCGTCTCGGCATCCTTTCGACACCCATCAGATGCCCATAGGCCTTCTAGAAAATAAGACGCGTTCGGGCCAAACACTTTGATAGGCACCTTCTTGGCCTGACCATCGTAACATTGCTCTCGATACTGCTTCACGAGTTCGACCACCGACCCCCCTTGTGGTGACAATTTGTAGACACCCGAACTTGCGAGCGTGTCCATGATGACAAATGTGAAGCCCGTATGGACGAGTTCGCAATATTTTTTGCATTCTTCTAAAAGTGTCAGGTCCTTGTTGTTGATCGCCCACGTTGATGACCCACATGAACCGTCGCCTACAAACATGCCGAGAATGAACGCCTCCTCGACCGAACACGCCTCGTCAAATTCGAAACTTTCCGGAAAGGAATGATACAACTTCTGACCGACCACAACATCCCTTGGTTTAATGAGTGTCAGTTCGTGCCAATCGAGTAACGAATGATCCTCGGTGACGTCAACGAGTCCAGTGTGAGTCAGGACTCGGTAAATCTTCTTTTGGCACTTGTGTCTGATGACACGCCGAATGGGCCGCCACTGAAGATGCGTCCAGACTTCTAGACGCTCGAGGACGCTCTGTTCTTTGTTGGTACCATCCTTGAGGAATCCCGGATAATCGATCCAGGTCTCACCGATCGTCTCAATGGTCCTCACGCGAATTCCATCGGGTCCGCGCACGAGTACCGGCGTTCCGGGCATGACCGAGTCGCCGTACCGAACCTTGGCGCCCGGGAAGTGCGTCTCGACGTAGTTCTTGGTCTCGTCAATCATCTGACGTCCGCGCATCGTGACCGTCGAGGCGATTGCAGTACATGGGAGCATACCCTTTGAGGCGCCCGTGAACCCATAAATCGAATTCATCGATATCTTGTACGCGAGTTGTTGTCCGTTATAGATTGCCTCGAGGGGTGTTCCTTCGGCCGCGGCCATCAACTTTTTCGCCTTTTTGCGAAACGCCTTGAGGTCCGTGAGAATCGTCGGAAGGAGCGATGGTACGTTCTGGGCGAACCTGTGCGGTCCGTACTGCTCGTACTCGATGCCGGGCAATTTGTCGTACTTGGGATCCATGACGAGCGTCGAATAACACAAATTATGGGCGCACATGATGCTCGGATACAGGGATGCGAAATCGAGCGCCGTGATTGGGTTGTAATACGCACCGGCCTGTGCGTCCAGGACGGTCGCACCTTGGTACTCACCCGTGCCGAGCCCGCCGCCGTTTCTAAATGTTGGGATGATAAAGTTGAGTTCGCGGGCCTTGTACGCCATTTGCGAAAACACCTTGATTTGTTGCCCCCGCTCGCTCAGAAAACTCAGGGGGACCCAACACGCCTTGGCCATCTCAACCTGGTTTTGAATCTGACAGAGTTTATCCATCAGCGCGTGGGGCAGTTCAGTATCCTTCAGACAGTACTGTGCGACCTCACCGAGTCGATCCGGGTCGCCCTCGGCGTACCGGGCGAAAATCTCGCGAACCGGCATATCATTCTTCTGGTCTTTCAAAAAATGTTTCGACACGTTGTTCAGGCTGTACGATTCGAGTTTGTGTTCACGCTTGACATCCTGAAACAGGTCAAAGACGTACCGGCCCTTCATCGGGGTCATTTTGAGAAGATTGTTCCCGAGGGCACTCGAACTGAGATTCTTTTCGATAACCTTTTCGATCGGGGACCCTCGCATTCGGCCCCAGACTGTGCTCGCACCCACGAGTGCCGCTCGAACGTGTAGAAACTCGAGGTCAAATCCGAAAATGTTCCAGCCCGTAATGATATCCGGATCGATCCGGACGAGATACTTTTGAAACGCATCCAGGAGTTGACGCTCGGTATCGAAACTCTCACATTCGGGCCCGCTCGTCCTTTTCAGACACAGACACTTTCGATCGAAAAACCCATCCCGTCCAAACTCACGGGTCGTCATTCCAACTTGAAATATGACGTCACTGGGATTGCGCGGGTCCGGGAACGCGCCCGTCTGGGAGTAACACTCAATGTCGAACGACATGATGCGCAGGGGTGCAAGGTCAGCCCGATCCGCTACGGGCGTGATGAAGTGCCAGTTGGGCGCCCACAGGTTCAGGTCGCACGTGGTCTCCGCATCGGGCTCGCACAACCCCGGATCGATCCAGCCGGTCGAGGAACACCCCGTGACGTGCATGAACCGCAGGACCGGATCGATGTTCGCCTCATAGACCTTGGACCCGATGAGTTCGGGCCATCGGTCATTCTCAATGGCCCACGCAAAATTCCTAAGCGCCCTGTGTGTATTGAACGTGACCTGTATAAACTTGGTCAGGGCTCCATTCTGGAACCCCCAGAGATCCTTTGCATGTTTCACCTCGGCCCGAGCACACTTGGTCCGGATAAAATCGAGCACGTCCCCCCTTGGCTTGATGTAAAAAAATGGCTTGAACGGCGTTCCGAGCGAAACTGATTTACCATCCGCGGCCCGGCCGAAGATGCGTATGGTAAATCGGTCTTCAACGTCTTGACCTTCCCACGCGACCGCCTGGAATGCGGTCATCTTGGTTTTTTAGTGTTTAGAACCCTTAAGCGAACCCACCCGTGCCCCGGTCGAGCGAACCATGTGGTCCCATGTGCGGCCCGGGTATGTCGGCCGCCCCGACAACCTCTAGGACATCGGCCACGGTAAAGTTCTCGAGAATTAACTGGGCAATGCAATACCCCGGACGAATCACAAACGACCTGTCCGGGTCCAAATTCTGGAGGACCACTTTGACCTCACCCGTATAGTCCGGATCGATGACGCCCGCCAGGGTGTCCAGACCGTGCTTCACGGCCAATCCAGAGCGAGGTGCAATGCGTCCATATGTTCCCGGTGGGAGTTTGACACTGACACCGGTCGAGACAACCACGCGCCGACCGGGCGGTACGATATAATTATCGATGCTGAAAAGATCATACCCGGCAGAACCATCCGTCGCACGAACGGGAATCTGAGAATTCTGGAAAAGTTTGGTGACATACAACATTCTGGTAATATAAAGTCTTGTGTTCTTATCTGAACATAATGTCACTCGTATTAGACGTTGACGGCGTCATTCTTCGTAACCCTAAATTACTCGCACATGTTCGCCGAAATTGTGAGCGATACATCAAACTGAAACTTCCGAGTACAAAGAGGCCCGCGTATACGAACAGGGTCCTTTACGGCACGTACGGCCACACGGCCGTGGGTCTCGAAAAACTCTTTGATATTGACACGTCCGATTTTAACAAAAAAGTGTATGACACGACCTTGATGGCGCACCTTTGGGAAGTTCTCGAGAGCACCGAATTTCAGGCCGATGCGCGAATTATTCACGACCTATCGTCCCGGTGGCGCGTGACGCTCTTTTCGAATGCACCGCTCGCATGGATCGGGACCGTCGCTCGTGCGATAAATGACGATACACGTTTCGTGGCCGCGAACCCATACAAACCTCATGCACATGCGTACTTGCCATTCGAGACCAATATGAAGCATGTTTTTGTGGATGATTCGATCGAAAACCTACGAACGGTCCAATGGCTTTCGAACTGGGAACCGATATGTTTCGGCGGTCAACCGGATTGGGGGTGCAAAACGGTCAATTCCTTGCCTGAACTCGCCGAGTATCTCTCAGTTGCGTCTTCTTAAAAAATCATCCGGATCGTATTTTCCGGCGTACCAACTCACGGGGGCTTTCTTTTTTGTGATTAAAATGTAACGATACACGCGGCCAATCGCCCATTGCTGCGGTGTGGCCCCGACACGACTCCCGCCCGTTTTCCACGCCTTGAGACCTCTGTCATACACGGTATCGAGTGTCGAGCGGCCTATGCCGGTCTTCTGAGAAATTGCATTTTTGTCAAACTTGAGCCCCGGATAAGTCTTGTGGAATAAAAGAGTCCATTTTGATTTTTTTTTCGTCCCGCCCGCGTTTGTTTTTCCAAGGGACAACTTGGAGTACGAAACTCGTCGTCTCTTGAGAAGTTCTTTTTCACGCGCGAGTCTCTCCGTTTTTGAAAGGCCCGTAAAGTAACGTTCGGGCCAACTACGCGTCAGGATCGTGTGGCGAGGCCGCCTCATGTGTTACTCTTAGTATACAAAAATAACCTTGTCCCCGGTTTCGAGAGCGACCTTCATATTTTTAATGACCGTCTTTTCATCCTCAAATTCTTCCTCAAATTGAAGGATATCCTCCCTGGTCAGAATCATTGTTTTGTTCCTCCAGCACACCATCTCACTAGGTTTGAGACCAATTGAAATGGCGTGGTCGTAAGCCGTGTTGAAATCCTTGCTCGTCGGAAAAACCTTATTTTGATACACGTTATTGACCCAGGTCATAATCTCGATATCCTGAAACTCACCAATCTTGGTCTTCCACTGGGGCGCGGCAAAATTAACCATCTTGCGCTTGGGTGCGTATTTGAGCGGCATGAATGCAAATTTGACGATCGGGGTCATTTACTCGGTCTTCTCCTCTTCTTCGGGCTCCGTGCCTTTAATCTGGCGCTCCAGGACGCCCGCGAGAAAGAATACAAATCCGGTAAACAGTCCGGCCAGGATCAGTAGGCCCTTGAACGACTCCATTTCGGTACTCTGTATAAGTTGTCTCGCCTTATACTAGTATGAAACTTCGAATCTGGAAAATTTACAGTTATTGGGTCTTCGGAATGACGCTTTTATGGGTATTTGGCCTTGTGACGTGGTCGCCACTCCTCTCGGCCGTGCTTGCATTCATCGGAAGTTCTTTCCCGGTCATCTTTAAAAATCAATTTACAGAGGCGAACATTTTCATAGTCGTCACTCATATCATTCCAGTTTGGATCCTCCGAAGGACCACGTTCGACGTGGTACCCAATGTCCTTGTTTTTGCTCTGTACAACCTTGTGCTTCTTGCGAGCGGAACAAATTATATAAAAGTTTATAAATATATTTTTGATAATGTGCCAACGACGATCCGCGGGTACATAGAGCAAAGAATCTGAAAAATAGGTACATGTACTACAGGGTCACGTTCTTTATCATAGGGTCCCACCTCGTGAAATGTGCGGCCGAGTACATCTATTTCACGCAATGTGCCGGACTCTGGAATTCACTGTTTTCATGGAATTCACCGACATGTCGAGGTCTACGGTGGGTCGCAGATTCGGTCATGACGACCGCGGCCGCCCAGGTCGGGGTCACCGTACTACAACTATTGGACGTTCGTTGAACGCGATACCGTTGAAACGGGTCGTGGCTGCGAGCGTGTAGGCGCCCATATTTTCCCAGACGATCCATGACGTCTCGTCGAGCCCCTCCGGGATTTCATATTCTTTGTAAATTATGTCGCCCCCGTCACAGGTTGACCCAAATATGGTTCGGGCCACGGTCGGTCCTTCAATTTTGTTTCCAAATTCATCAAGGACCGCCTTGATACGAGGTTGGGCATGGTCGAACAATATACAATTAAATCCTCCGTACAAACTTTCACTGATAGTTATGCCCGAACCTTTTGTGCCGATAACGGGCGTGTGGAGTTCCATGGACCGTTCAACAAAGAAACGACCCGGCTCGGCAATCAATTTGATACCCTCGGGCCCACGGAGCATTCTTGGGAGTCCGTGGGTCCCGGAGAATCCACCACCGATATCGATCGTGTGTGGATCGAACCCGTGTTCGCGAGCCAGTTTGACCGCGCGGACCGCAGTCTCGAGTGCGGTCTCAAAGACGTTCGGGCTCGATGCGAAAGAACCCACGTGGAACGATATTCCACCGACAGTGAGACCGAGCGTCCGTGCCGTGAATAAGAGCAGGTCCCATTCGTGCTCATCGGCTCCGTATTTTACACCGAGATTACACCGGGCCGATGGATCATCCGCCCGGATTCTCAAAAAAAGTTCGCATTCTGGGAATTCCCGGGCCATCTTTTTGAGTTCGCACACGCTATCGAACGTGGTCCGCATAATTTTATTTTCTTTTGCAAATTTGATGTCATCGAGCCGTTTACACGGGTTGGCGTAAATAATACGGCTCGGGTCAACCCCGCAATCCAGGACCTGTTGAATTTCAGCCGGACTCGCACAATCGAACGACGAACCACGCCGGGCAAGTTCCTCGACGATCTCACGAGTCGGATTACATTTCACGGCATAGTACGGTTCGACATCCGGAAGGGCCTCGGTCCATTCCCGATAGACCTCTTCAATGAGGGCCAAATTGAGAATATAGAAAGAATCACCGAGGGAGCCGGGAGTGGACCGGCACCCAGGGCCGACCATCAGGTAGTGGTAATCCCCTTGGAGATTTTATTTAAAGGTGAGTCTCGTCAATTAGTAAATGGAGCGCACACTCATCTTCCTTCTGGATCGGTCCGGGTCGATGGAGATTTGCCGAGACGACACGATCGGAGGATTCAACTCATTCGTGTCGGACCAGAAGACGATCGGGGGTCGCATGACCCTTGTTCAATTTGATCATGAAATTCAGGAAGTCTATACGGACATGACCCTGGACAAGATTGACCCTTTGACGGCCCGGACGTACAGTCCGCGCGGGTCGACCGCCCTACTCGATGCGATCGGAAAGACCATCAAGAAGCACACGGACAAGACCGGGGTCGTATTCATCATCCAAACGGACGGCCAAGAGAATGGGAGCACGACATACACCCGGGCGCACGTCAAGGACCTGGTCGAGCAAAAGACGGCGGACGGCTGGGTCTTCATGTACCTCGGAGCGAATCAGGATGCATTCACCGAGGCGGGCGGCCTGGGTCTCGCCGGGGCCAACACGTTCAATTATGATGTGCGCAATACACCCGGTGCGTTCCGGGCACTCAGTCAGACGGTATCTCAGCAGGCGTCTATTTGAATATAATGGGTCGTCCGAGAACCTTTTGGGTATGCCGCAGGGCCGCCCGAAAACTGGGTCTGGACCACAAAATATGCCGCGACCAGAACCCTGGGGTGTACCGACCGGCCACAGTCCAATTTTCACGTTTCCGGTGCCGCGTCAGATACCGCTCCATACGCTCTTTGTCTCCGTGGATCGTATAGTCCGAGTACCCTTTCCGACCAAACCGGACCGTTTTTCCTTCCGGAAAGATTGCCATAAATTTATGGATGCCGTTCTGGGCCCTCCGAACCGTCACCGAATTCATCGTATGCTAATTCTGACCGAGATATAAATGAGAAGGACCAGAATGACTATGTTAAAAACAAGGTACCCTGTAACATAAGGGAACGCGGTGTCCCGTATCGCGCTGTTTTCGAGCAACATATTTAGGACCTGTTTCGTAAGGGGCTCTTCATCTGTATCCGACGAAGCCATGGATCGTTATATTAAGAGAACTCTACAGAAAAATGATTGGGAATTTACAAAACTTGGCGGGGCCGTGTGTCTTCTGGGAAAGCCAGGGATTGGCAAAACGTGGGCGGCCCATCGAGCCCTAGAGCCTTTTGTTGAATTGACAAGTGAAATTCTCCGGAGCCATCAGGCAACAATTGATTTTCTGAATAAAATTGAAGGGACCGAACTTAATGTGATACTTGACGAGTATGAGACTGTATCCGACTTGGTCGGTCTTGATGATATGGTCAAACCTCCGACAAACGGGATATTTTGTGTCATTTCGCATGTACCCGTTAAATTTCAATTTAAAATTAAGACTTATGAATTTCCGGTACCGTCGACCGAGATGGTCCGCCGGATAGCACCGGGCATTACGGATGAAAATATACTACGGGCAAATGGAGACCTCAGGTTCGCACTCAGGAGTCTATATTTTCAAGGGGACGCTCAGGATTTTTTCCAGGGGCCCAGAGATTTTGTGACTAGCCTCGTCTCGAAACATTCATCGGTGAGTCCGGTCGACCATATTGGAGGCCAGGTTTATGAGCCCGGGAACAATTCTTCAATTTTACAAGAAAATTATCCGGATGCATTCGGGCGCGACCATGCACAGATTGCAGAAATTTTGAGCGTGGCGGACATTTTCGAATCAAAAGTGTACAGCGGGGCCTGGGATCTTTTCCCATATTACACATTCTTCGGGTGTTTGTTACCGGCGGTCGAGATCGGGCACACACTCGAACCGCCGCTCAGGGCCGGGTCGACCTGGACAAAGTACCAAAATGCTTGTATGCGTGCTAAACGTATAAAGGCTATGGCGCGACGTGTACCCGGCAAAGAACTTACAATGGACGACCTACTCCTTTTACGCCTTTATGCTGAGCGGGGCGAAACTGGCCCGCTCATAGACCATGGGCTAATCACACAGGACATAGATACACTCAATAATATCGGGTTTTTCAAAAAATTCAAAACGAAGGTTGTTGTCGCTCTGAAAAAGGGTCTAGAGAAGTGATCCTATACATGAATAGTAAGAATGAGTGAATGCAAGTGTCACGAGGAGGAATCATACGTGAAGGTGCAGGGGTCCGATATCTACTTTCACTGTGAGGTCTGTGAGGCGACCGTCCTCGAGTTTAATATGAAACTCAATAAACTCGCGCTTGACCTGTGCCACAAATATCTCGACCTGGGAATCGGGTCGCGCCCTGAGATCCGCGTGTGGATTCGCTCAGACGGCGGTGATTTTCACGCGGGCATGAGTGCCATGGACGCTATCGCAAATGTACGATCGTGTAAGGTTCGTACGATTGCGGACGGTGTCTGTGCGTCCGCGGCTACGTTTCTCCTCATGGGCGGCCGGACTCGCCACATGACCGAGAATTCGTACGTGATGATCCATCAACTCAATATGGATGGGACCTGGGGAAAGTTCGAGGATTTCAAGGATCAGATGGAAAATCTCGAACAATTTATGGATCGGTTTAAGGATATTTATACGCGCGAAACGAAAATTCCGGAGCGGGACCTGAAGACGCTGCTCCGACGGGATATTTATATGGACTCGGCAAAGTGTCTTGAGTGGGCCGTAGTCGATTCAATCTGGTGAATCTACTCTTCTTTAGGCTTGGACTCGGGCTCGGGCTCGGGCTCGGGCTTGGGCTTGGACTCGGGCTCGGCTTTGGGTACGAACACCTCCTCGACCTCGTCCTTGAAATGAACCTTGATGGCACCCTTTTTGAACTTGGTCGTAAACTTTTTGTACATGTAATAACCGATCGCCAGGATGGCCAGGGTGGCCACTATGTTAAAGACATTAAAAAATGATGGTACGGCCGGGGTCATTTACTAAAAAAACAGGTTTTCTATGAGCCACCGCGACGCACTCTTTGTATGTATGTTCAAATGGAAATTGATCAGGCATGGAGTGCGTTCGACGCATTTCGTCTCGCGGCCGAGCAGGCTGATCCGGCCCCGGTTTGTCCTGATATATTTTGTATGCGATGTGGAGGAACAAAATCGTACGGGGTCAATGACGATGTTCCCGTGTGTACAGAATGTGGCGCGTGCGACATTGAGTACGTATGTGAAGAGGCTGAGTGGCGCTCTGGGTGCGAGGACGGGGTCGATCAGTCGCGCGTCGGTGCGCCCGTGAATACGGACCACTTTTCGGCCGCCTGGGGTCGGGGCTCAATCATGAATGTTCAGTACAATGCGACGTACGCACAGAAACGACTGGCGCGTATAAATTTTCATTCGATGATGAATCACAAGGACCGCGCGCTCTTTCACGCATATGCGGACCTGGATCGGGCCGGTAAACAGATTATGAATTTGCCCGACGCCGTCATGTACCGGGCAAAAATTAGTTACAAGGCGTTCAATGAGGCGGTCCTGACCCGTGGTGCCGTCCGGAACGGTATCAAGGCGAACTGTATTTTTCAGGCGTGTCGCGAGTTTAACGTGTCGCGGACGACCCAGGAAATTGCCGAGGCGTTTGGAATTCCGGCCCGCGATATTTCACGGACGTTCGACATGTACCAGGAACAAGTTCCCGAGACGGCCGTCCACGTGACGACCCCGGCTGACCTGGTCGCGCGATTCTTCAACGACGTCTCGGGTGTTCCAGATGATCAGCGCGGGCGGGTCCGCATGAAGGTCCAGAAGGTTTGCCGGGATCTCGAAGATTGTGTGGAACTCATGGGGCGGACACCCAAGGCTGTTGCGTGTGCGGCCCTGTTTATCGTTTTGACAAATTCGGGGTTCGGGCCGAACAAGAATGATATTTGCAAAATCTGCGACGTATCCGGACCGACCCTCACCAAGATTGAGGCGATCATCAAGAAGAACTTAAGGAACTGACCCCATTGATTTGTAATGTCCATCGTACTTTTCGTCAGCACGCCCTGTTACGGCGGCGTTTGTCTTCAGGCGTATGCCGAGTCCCTCCTTCGTCTCCAGCGTACTTGCGCCGCGAACAAAATTCAAATGATGCTCGATACGACCGAGAACGAGTCGCTCGTACACCGGGCCCGTAATCTCGCCGTTGCTCGTTTTTACCAAAAGACCCAGGCGACCCATTTTCTGTTTATCGATGCGGACATTCACTTTGACCCTGAATCGGTCATGCGTCTTCTACGTTCGGACCATCCCGTAAGTTGTGCCGCGTACCCCAAGAAGTGCGTCATGTGGGACGCGGTCGATCAATACTACAAGACGGGTCAGTCCGGGAAGGACCCGTCCCGGGTCGCCGCGTCTCTCGTTATGAATTTCAAGTACTCAAACACGCCCATCACCGACGGGTTCGCCGAGGTGCTCGACGGGCCGACCGGGTTTTTGCTGATCAAGCGCGATGTTTTTACGCAGATGTTCGCACGGTACAAGGAACTCGATTGTATGAATGATCATCAGAATCGCGACCTCGATGAGTACTGTGCCGTGTTTGATTGTATGATCGACCCGGTCTCGCGCCGGTACCTTTCTGAGGATTATGCATTTTGCCGTCGGTGGCAGCAGATGGGTGGTCAGATTTTTGCGGATGTCATGACGGTCCTTGGTCACGTGGGGAACATTCGATTCTATGGCTCGCTCGAGGAGCGGCTTAAGGCCTAGACGCAAATATAAAACAATGACGACTATTCATGTCGTCGCCGTGACGCGTAACAAGTCGATCAGCGCGACGACCCTTCACACGATGATGAATGTTCACATGATGTGCATGATGCGCGGGGTCCATCTCGAGATTCATTTTCACGACAATACAGCCGGCCTGCCCAAACTTATCAAGACGGGCGACCGACTCTTTTTCATGGATTACGGCACAAATCTCAACAACGAAGTTCTGAACAAGATTCTGGATCCGTTCGAGCACGGGATCCAGGTTCTCGTCTTTCCGTCTGTCCGGGAGGGTATCGATTGGGGGCAGTTTGAGCGAAAGACCCTGACTGGGTCGACCGAGAACCCGGCCCAGCGCGGTCTCCACTTTGATACCGAGGTTGGCCGGAAACTCAGCCCGGGAATTTACGAGTGTGCAAAGACCGAGGCGCGTGTATGGGTCATGGACACAAAGCCAGTCGACAAGAAACTCCGGGGCGGAAAGGTCCCCGTCAAACTCCCACTCGACACGCCCGGTGAGATGTTTGGTACGCTCGCGACCCATGGCGTAAAAATTGGTGTCGCGTCCGAGGCTGTTGTCGTGTGTCACTATGTCCACGAGTGTTTCGGAAACATTCTCGAGGCGTCCGGTGTAAACTTGGCTCCTTAGAGAGTGCGCGCTTAGTACTAATAAATGGAATTCATATCGAACGTATGGGGATCACCCGACCCCTCGCGGTTTCCAGGGCCCCAACCAGTCTCCATCGAGCGGAGACACTTTCCTTTGCTCAAGAAACAGCCCTATGTCGTCTGTGAAAAGACTGACGGCACGAGGCATTTTCTCATGAGCACCGACTCGGGTGTTTTTATTGTGGATCGTGCATTTCACATCGAACCCGTCAAGATCCGGATACCCAAGGATACTCTGCTCGATGGTGAACTCGTAAAATTGAAAAATGGTCGTGTCCAATTTATCATTCACGATGCCGTGATTGTTCGAGGTGAGTCTCTTTTGAATTTAAATTTGAAATTGAGACTCGAACGGGCCAAAAGTGCAATCAGGGGAATCATCCGAACGTCGATCGCGCCCTTTGAAGTCCGGGTCAAGACCATGGTCGATCTCGAAGATTTCGGCACGTTCCCCCCGCTCGACTCGTTCGAGTACGAGACGGACGGCCTCGTGTTTACGCCCGTCAACGAACCGATCCGGATGGGGACCCACGAGACGATGTTCAAATGGAAGCCGCGCGAGCGTATCACGGTCGATTTTGAGATTCGGGCCGGACACGAACTTTTCGTCCAGGATCGCGGGACGCCCTATAAGGAGTCTGAACTCCACACCCGGTCGACCATTCCGGACGGGACAATCGTCGAGTGCGGCTACGGTGAAACTGGCTGGTTTATCGAAAAGATTCGGACGGACAAGACCTACGCGAACAACAGGCGCACATATTTCAGGACCGTCGTCAACCTTCGTGAAGATATCAAAATACATGAATTTCAGAGCCTGTAAAAAGCCATATAGAATTCGCCCCGAAATATTTCGATCGTTGGTAATTCACGCACAGTCTCATCGTCTTTTATGTACCATGTCCCGTGACGCCTCACGAGGAGCGCATAGTGTCCCCCGCGTTGAACACCCGCGTGAATAATCGCGGAAAATAGCCGGCGTCCCTCAAACGTAACCGGCAACTCGATCGGAAATTTCCGGTCATACATCGAGAATGAGAAGCACGTGATGGTTGGCCAACGCGACACTGTTCGCTTGATCGTCGCGGTCCCGTGCGTCTTTCCGGCATCGTCTTTATAATTTTGTATATAAATTGGCTCGACCCGCTCGTCCATGAGTGCCTCGAGTTTACATGGTTCTTTCACGTCTAAAATTATGGTCGTGAAAGAATTTTTTACGGTCGAGGACCCCTCGGACCATAACGTCTCTTGGGTCTCCTCGCCATTGAAAATGTTCGTCACGAGGTCCCGGCCGAGCGAACATTCAAACACGTCAATCAGCAGAAGAACAACCTCCTGTGCGTCGTGCTGATCCAAATTTGCGAACCGAGGGTACCGAGCCCTGAACGCCTCGAGGAGCGCAGATGGATTGACCGGCACCGTGTCGCGGTCCTTGAGAAAGAGTTCGTGGGCAATTTTTTGATACTCTTTTGTAATTTCACATTGGCCCTCGTATGGGTCGATCGAAAAAAGGTGCGTTGTGAGGGGGGCACAGTGTACTAGGGCCTGTATGGCCGTATTGAAAAAGCACGTGTTCCCGAGGTTACACAAACCTCTCATCTATCTTAGAGAAGAAGCGCATTTAGTCTATAAATGGAAACACTCGCGACCAAATGGATTCCGATCATCGACAAGTTCAAGAAGGTTCCGGGTATCGAGATTGAGATTCGGCTCGGTCGCAAGTCCCGAACCGGGTTTGACACGAATGTCGGGCCCGAGTCGTTCGGTCGGGCGCTTCGGGCCCTGAACAAGTACGAAGGATGGGAGAAAAAGACCCACGGGACATCGACCGTCTATTATTTCGAAGGGTCCAAGCGTCTCGTGGTCGACGAGCAAACCGAGGAACAGATTGGCCAGGTGAAAAAGCGAGTCCAGGTTGATGATTTCAGCCCGGATGATTTCCCATTCGACCTGCGCCTGGGTGTATCGACCGAAGAACCGTTCGAGTACGACGGTGAAGAGACGAGCAACAAACAAAGGACCAGGGAGCGCTGGTCTTTTGTTCGTAAAAACCTTTCGATCGACATGACGATCGTCAAGGGAACCCCGGATGACAAGGACGCGGACGATGACACGACGTACCAGGTCGAGATGGAGATTGTGAGCCCACCGGTTCTCGGGGGGAAAAACGAAACGTTCAATCTGTTGTACAAAGTCTTTGACCTCATGAAAGTTATGTAATAGTGAACCAGCCCCAACGTTTCTGTATAATTTCGCCCGAATTCATATAGTCCCGGAGACTTTTGCGCGAAGAGGCAATTTCGTGCGTCTTTGCATCCTGATTCTCTTTACAGATCGAAGACCAATCATCACCGCGTCGCCCGATCTGCTCCCATTTCACGACCCGTTTAGGAATATTCTTGAAATCATAAAATCGACCCATGACATAATCGTCGCTCAGATAAAATGTCGGGTCCATGTCGGGCCCGAGTGGCTCGATGTATGGGAACCCCCGAACGGCCCAGAGAGGCAACATTGTCCCGAACCCATTCTCTAGAATTTCGGCCCGTGCCCCGTGCTCCTGAATAACATAGTACCTCAGGGGGTCGCTCCCATTCTTTTTTGCGGACTCCGGGTACCACAATCCACTGTACCCGACGACCCCGCCCATTTGTTCGTGGGCCGCCAACAGGCCCCCAATATAGTTCGGACTGTACGTCATGTCGTCATCCATCGTGACGATGAGCGTCTCCGGGTCCTTTTCAAACTCGAGTGTCGGTAGAATTTTGTTGAAACACGCCCGGTCCTCGTCAATCTCATTCACGTGGACCCCCATTTCCTTCAATTTTGGAATTAATTGAGGGTCGAGTGGTTCCTTGAAGCGTGCGTACCGCCTGGGAATGTTGATATACAGGGCGTCCGGTTTTACTCGTCCATCCTGAATACTTTTTATAGCGCGAATGACGGACTCTTCGCGGGTCGGAATAACCGTCCCGGTCGTGATAATGCGAACCATAGCGACCACGAGACTTATTACTTTAAGGCTCTCTGCTTGAGAAAATTTGCATAGGCCCGGTTCACGGACGCGGGTGATTTGCTCGGGAGCGCCCGGTAAATTTTCATGAAATTTGCCTCGTTCTTGTTCCCGAGTTCTTGAGCGACACGCATGGACCACTCCATTTCGGCCGCCAGATTGTTAGTGTTATTCATTCTGATAATTGCTCGGAGTGTATTGAATTTGTTCGCACGCGCGACCGCGTTGTATCCGGAATACAAATTGGCCGGTAACAGACCCTTTGCAATCTTGTTCTGTTCGACCACCGGGAGAGTCGCCCAGGCCCGTCGGGTCTGTATTCCATTCTGGGTCGTTTTCAGGACGCGCCCGTCATTCATCAATTTGTAAAATGTCCCGTTGAGGTACAGGTCGAACGTGCGGTTCTTCGTATTGGAAACGCCCGCCTTTTTCTGAATGAGAGCAATGATCCGTGCCGGGGTCATCTTCATGTTCGCCTCCGGGATGTTCATATTCCGTGCGATGCCCAGGAGTTGCACCTTTGTGAGGCGAGGCGCCTGACGGTCGTTGATACGTAGGATGCCATTCAGGCCCATTGTCACGACGTGGGACAGGTTAGGCGGGCTTCCATTCCCGGGGCTGATTGGAATTTTGAAAATGTTCCGGACCGTATTTGGGATTTTACGCCCGGCAGCCGCATAGGTCTTTATGACCGTCTTGCGGCCCGACTCGATACCGACCGGAACCTTGAACCAGTAAGGCTGTTTGCCCGGACCGGGCCGGACGTAGTACCCGGCTCGAACCGCGGTCCAATTTGGGGCCCGGCGGTTCTTGGCTTTCGGTGCCGATGTAGCCACCGGTGGTGCTGCTTCGATCGGGAACCCGAGACGCTCAAAAATGGTACGCGTGGCGGCCGGTACGGGGACGCCAACTTTTTCGTACGCTTTGGCGACCATGACCGCATTCTTTTTCGCGAGACCCATTGGACCCAAGTCGAGCATCTCACGCGTGACTGGGTGGCGCTCCATCTTGCGCCATCGATAAAGACGCGGCTTACCGTCCGTCCCTGGACGCACATAAAACCCGTGTGGCGGTGCCGTGTTCCACGATGGAACCAACTTGTACCGGTTCGCCAGGTTTTTTGTTGGCTTTCTGACGGGCTTTCCGATCGCCGGGGATTTGGTAAGATTGAGGGCCAGAATTGCCGCCAGACCGTACTTTTCAGTAAAAAATTCCTTGAAAAGTTTCCGGGGCTCGTCCCGTTCGGAAGGATCCTTGATGCCCGTGAATATGACCGTACCATTTCTAAAAAATTGATACGTCCATTTGGGCTTTTTCAATGTCAAAGTGACGTTGGGAAGTCCCGTTCCCGAGACGAGGTGGTAACTCTTCACGGTCGGACCCAGTTCAGCCGGGAGCCGTCGAAGTTCGCTCGAGAGATCTTCAAGGATGAAAGGTTTGTTGACGTAGAAAATACCGTCAATCTTTTTGTACATCGGGACGGCCCGAATCATGCTCTTTGGGATCCACTCGTTCCGTATGAGCGTGCGCAGAGCCTCCTCGTAGTTTCCGGGACCGGCTACCTCAAAGTGCGTACTGGTCATGATGATCGTCTGGTTCGCCTTTTTGGCAATCACCTTTGTGACTCCGATCTCGTCTCCGATCCAACGATCGCCGGCCCATCGGACCGATGGTTTCTGAAACTCTTTCGCGTACCCGGTAACCTCGAGGAATCCTTTGGGGGACGAATCGAAAATCTCACTAAGGTCCGTGGCGAATTTGAATGTTACAATCTTGGTCGTCAAGGAGGATGCCGACAACTTCATCGCAATCTGGGCGTTTGTAAAAACGCGCTTGTTGCGCCAAAGTTTCTTGAACTTGTCCATTAATAATTTATAATATTTTAATTTTCATCATTTTTGAAATCAAGGCCAAATACAAAGGGTTGGGCCGAGTAGGCCGTCCCGTTGTAAAGCCTGGACTCGACCCGAACCTCGAGATTCCGACTGCTGAATGGCCCCGCGTAAAAATCCGGATGGAACTTGAAAATACCCAGGTTGTTCTCACGACAGTGCTGATTGAACTGGGCCACAAAGATGGTTTGGGGGACGCACACATCCGCGTCGAACCTGATTTTGGCCGAGCACAGAAAGTGATGGAGCGAGTTTGTGACGGTCGCAATCTGGTTCTGGATTTGCTTGAAATATTTCGGCAAAACATTCCAGATGTCCCGATCGCTATACTTGTGCGCATACTCGAGATAGGCCCGCAGGCACTTGCACAGGATCGCCGGAAGTTCCGCGTCGAGTTTCTCGTCGAGGTGTGGGTCCGTCTCCGCGTCCGAAATCTGACGACCAAAGTTCCAGGTGGCCAGGCGACGCAGGATAGATCCCGAGTTGTCCTTCCAGTTTGGAACCTCATTCCCACCGAGAATTCCTGGCGTCTTCCACTGGAAACTCAGGGCCGACTCGTTTTTACGCGCGACCGAAACCTGTTCACCCGAAACGAGCGATTGAAACTCCGCCTGCTCGAGCGCAAGATCCCCCTTGATCTCGGGGCTCACAAACAAAAACCCACGCCGGATGCTCGAGAGACCAAACTTGCGCTCAATATTGTTCGAAAGGACCGGGACATCCTCACACTCGTAAAACTTTTTGGCGACACTGTTAATCAGGGTCGATTTGCCCGACCGTGCGATACCCTTGAGAAACGGGATAATCTGCCACCCGTCGAGTTCGTTCACGTCGAAACAGAGACGGCCCATAAATACGTAGGTCCAGCGGCAGACATCCTCGTCAAACTTTTGATAACTCAGGACGCTCTGCATGTAGGGTGTCTGAATGTCGTACCAATCCTTGATGCCCTCGTTCGGATCAAAGTGTTGATCAAAATACTTGCAGGATACGACCGAAGGATCCAGATCCTGAAACTCGGGCGAGTCATACGGGTAAAATTTGAAACATCGGTGTCCGTCCGCGTCGCGATTCTCGTCACTGATCCGTGAATCCAAAAGCCCGTTTGAAAATGACCAGACGTGACGATCCTTGTCAATCTCGGGAAACTGAATATCATTACAGTTTGCGAGGTGCCGGATCGTATCGTTGGCCATATTTCCGCGCTGCGTGAGATTAAGCCACATTTCGGGATTCTCCTCCTTCTGGGCCTCGTCGTACACAAACTCCTTAATCTCCTTGACGGTCTTCCAGGCCCGGGTCATGTGGCCCCCGGACTCAATCTCCTCACAACATTGGTCACGGTACCGCCGAAAGCCACGGCGCTGAGCCTGGTTCAGCAGGTGCAAAAGGAGTTTCTGGTACGGGCTCGCGTCCCGTTCAATGTCCGTATCGATCTCGACGTTTTCACTCAGGGGCTGGTTGAAACACGAGTACTCGATCGCATTGTTTAAAAATTTATCCGCAATTTGCTTGTAGATCGCCTTGAACTTTTTGATCCGTCGTTCGAGGGACATGGGGTCCCCGTTGATATCGACCGACTCGTGCTCGAGAGCCCCAAGGGCATCGGCCCGGGACAACATACATGTCGAGATGTTGAAGATGTGTTGCTTGTTCGCCAAAATTCGCTTGCGGTCCTCGTCGGTTACACACGTCGGGAGGCCGTTTGAATCGAGTCGGTCCTGGCTCCCGGGACACCACTCTCGAACAAGCGTCCTGAAGATTTCGGGTCGGCGATCCCCATCGCCCTGAGCGTCAATGTGCAATTTGCGTTCACGTTCAAGGAGGTGATTTTCCAGTTCCGGAACGCCCCATTCACGGATCTGTTTTTGATATGCATTCGGAGGAGTTTCTTTCTTCTTTCCTCCTGCCATTAATAAGAGAGCGTATTGTTTTTTTAAGCCGAGTCTGAGGGAGCGGGCCCAGAACGACCCGTCTTCAATTCGGACAGAATTTTAAGCAGAATTTTGTTTTGCATATCGAGACTGGCAGCAATCTTCTCGGTCGCATCCTTCAGGCCAGACAAGGACATGGCGACGGTCTCGCCCTCATCGGTCGTAAACAGGCCCAACATATCAACGCCCTCGTCCTCTTCATCGTCCATCTCAAAATCGTCGTCAATTTCCTCCTCTTCCTCGGGTATCGGACGGCGGGACATTTGTACTGTGAGTGTATATTTTTGGTCTGGAACTTTTTCGCACCCTATATTAAAATGCCCGGGGGTGCTCTGATGCAACTCGTCGCGTATGGCGCCCAAGACGCATACCTGACGGGCGAGCCGAAAGTTACATTCTTCCAGACGGTCTACAAACGCCACACGAGTTTTGCAATGGAGACTTCACAGCAGACTGTCGCGGGCGCGATAGGTAACGGGTCCTTTGTGTCCGTGACCCTGGCGCGCACAGGCGACCTGGTCGGCGACATGTTCGTCGCCCTGACGCCAGTCAACACGTCCCTGACGACCAACAATGTACAGGCTGATGCGTGCTGGATGGCCGAGCGTGCATTTACGAGCGTCGAGTTGTTCATCGGGGGCCAGTCCATCGATAAGCACTACCAGACCTGGTTCCGTCTGTACGCCGAGGTGTTCCTGGACGAGACGAAAAAGGTCAATTACGGGAAACTCACGTCGTCGCCCGTACCGTCTAATGTTGGCCGAACGTCGACCAGCCTGGTCTACCTTCCCCTCCTGTTCTTCTTCAACCGGAACCCGGGCATGTTCCTGCCCCTGATTGCCCTTCAGTACCACGAGGTCCGGATTGATTTCACTCTGGCATCAAACTACTCTGAATATTTCGGGTCAAACCCGCCGGCCGTGTGGGCCAATTACGTGTACCTCGACACCCAGGAGCGCGAGCGCTACGCCAAGGGGTCGCTCGAGTACCTCATCGAACAGGTCCAGCACATATCAGGCGACCCCATCAGCGCGTCTTCCGAAAATGCCCCGGTCGTTGTCCGACTCCAGTACAATCACCCGATCAAGGAACTCGTGTGGTGCTACCAGGACCCGACCCCGGCCACCAGCCGAAACGCCCTCTGGAACTTTTCAACCAGCACCGCGAATGTAAACATGACGGTCGATATTCAGAAACTTGCCCAGGCTGGCACGATTCTCGAGGCCCACAAGACCGGGAGCCCGCTCCTGACGATTCCATCAATTCTGTCTTCGAATCTGTACGTCAACGCGAACGTGTTCGTACTGAACAGTAATGTGGTTCTCGGCACGACTGCGGCGCTCCAGTCGAACGTCGCTTCAGGGACGGGTCTCTGGGTCGAGTCGGGTCTGGCGATCCCATCGTCCAACACGTCCTATGGCCAGGAGGTTGGTCCGCTCCACAAGTTCAGGTTGATGCTCAACGGGACCGACCGGTTCGTAGAACAGATCGGCAAGTATTTCAATCAGTACCAACCGTACATGTACCATGACGGGTCGCCGTACCCGGGCATCTACGTCTACTCCTTCGCGGTCAAGCCCCAGGACAGTCAGCCGAGTGGGACCTGTAACTTTAGCCGGATCGACATGGCCCAGGCGGTCGTGAACCTCAAGACGGGCGCCCCGACGACAATGTCCCAGAAGATGTTTGCGGTCAACTACAATGTATTGAAGATTGCATCGGGCATGGGCGGTCTCGTGTTCTCGAACTAAATTTTTTTCTTGGAGTACAGTACAAATGGCTGGCGGATTGATGCAACTGGTTGCTTATGGCGCGCAGGATGTGTACCTGACTGGTCAGCCCAAGGTGACCTTCTTCCAGGCGGTCTACAAGCGCCACACCAACTTTGCGATGGAGACGATCCAGCAGACCGTGAACGGCACGGCGGCCTCCAACGGTCGCGTGTCCGTGACCATTGCCCGCAACGGCGATCTGGTCGGTGACATGTACGTGGCCCTGGTGCCCACCGTCGGTCTCGGCCTCACGACCTCCAACACCGGTCTCGACACCGTATGGCTCGCCGAGCGCGCCATCTCCGCTGTGGAGTTGACGATCGGTGGTCAGCGCATCGACAAGCACTACCAGACCTGGTTCCGTCTGTACGCCGAGGTGTTCCTGGCCGAGTCCGACAAGATCAACTACGGCAAGATGTGCTCCACGTCCAACCCGTTCTCGGGTGACGGCACCAACAAGTGCTACGTGTACCTGCCACTGCTCTTTTTCTTCAACCGCAACCCGGGCCTGTTCCTACCCCTGATCGCCCTCCAGTACCACGAGGTCCGCCTCGACTTTGACATGACCGCGTACTTCGGCTCCTACTTCGGAACGTCCAGCCCGATCTTCGAGGTCTGGGCCAACTACATCTACCTGGATACCGAGGAGCGTCGCCGGTTCGCCCAGAAGGGCCACGAGTACCTGATTGAGCAGATTCAGCACACGGGCGGTGACACCATCACGGCCGGTGGCGGCACCCTCGGCTCGGCCGCGCAGTCCCAGACGATCCGTCTGTCCTACAACCACCCGGTCAAGGAGCTCATCTGGTGCTACCAGAGCGTCGTGAACCCAACGACCTTCTACAACGCCATGTGGAACTTCAGCACGAGCCAGTCTAACGTGAACCTGACCGTGTCGACGAACCCCAGCATCGTCGCAGGCGTCATGCCCCACGCGATCGGCGCGCCCCACCTGTTCTCCAACGCGTCCTTCCTGTCCAACACGATCACGGCCGCGTGCTTCACCTCCAATATTGCCTGGCTCGAGGAGGGCACGTCGAACGTGACTGCTCCTACAATCACTTTGGCGGAAACGAGTGCGGTCAAGGTCTTCGCGGCCGGTGCCATCCCCGTGGAGGTTGGTCCCCTGTACAACTTCAAGCTAGTCCTGAACGGCCAGGACCGATTCAAGGAGCAGATCGGCAAGTACTTCAACCAGTATCAGCCGTACGTGTACCACAGCGGTACTCCCTACCCGGGCATCTACGTGTACTCCTTCGCGCTCCAGCCCGAGGAGCACCAGCCGACCGGCACGTGCAACTTCTCTCGTATTGATAACGCCCAGGTGACTGTGCTCATCAAGGGTGGCATTCCGGTGAACACCATCGCCCAGAAGATGTTCGCGGTCAACTACAACATCCTGCGTATCCAGTCTGGCATGGGTGGTCTCGCGTTCAGCAATTAAATAGTAAAAATCAAAAAAAAAGGCTTCGGCCCCAAGAGCCTTCTTTTATTCATAAGGCTCTTGGAGACGACACTTGAAAAAACGACGTCAGGTTGTACTGGACCCGTCTAAGGGTTGTTCATCTTGTAGGCGATCATGGCGACCGCGGCCGCCAGGTACAGTGTACCGAATATTCTCGCACCATTAGCCTTTTCTCTATTAATCATGCTCGAAATACCCAGGGCCGTGAATAGCAACACGAAAAGAACCAGGAACATGTTGTTAAAGTCGGGCATCCTTAATATTGACAGGTAAAATAATGTCAGGGCCTGACCTGATGCGAACTATGCGTACGAAATTTCCAGACTTGTCGATTGAAGAACTTTTGGACCGGGTCCGGAGTGACATGATCGACGGCCACATTACCAAATTGTGTGCGATCCGGACCAACGATATACTGGACCTTCTGTCGGAGGCCCACGCATGGAACCTCTCACAGGAGGATGTGACCGAATTGGTCCGACGGATCGCCCAAACATTCCCGGAACCGATCGCGTCCGATGCGACCGGAATGCTCGAGACCAAGTCAGCCTGGATGATTTATAAATTCATATCAAAATTGAAGAAACCTGCGACGACCGGGTGCTTCAGTAATTTTTTTTGGTCATCACGTTCCAGTAATACACGAGGAAAATCCCCCCCACGACCAAGATCAAAGATCTGATAACCTCGGTCGGTCTTTTGCGGATCTCGGAGTTCAACATAGCCTGAGTACCAAATAGAATAAGGGCCATACCCAGTACAAATGTGATTATATCGCTCAGCATTTGTTACATAAGGATATTTTTATTTAATACCCTAAATGAACTTTGCGTACCTTGACCCGGTCGGCAGTCTCATTTCGGAACTCGTGCGACCGCACCCGGTTCCGGACCCGATTGAGACTATCCCATGTGAACTCGACGAGTCCTGGGTCGCATTCGAGACTGAACTCGGTAAATTTAAAAATGAATTTACAAAGAACCGACACGAACTGGTCCAAAAGATGGGCGAACTCGGTGAAAAGAATGACGAAATCAATATTCTCAAAATGATGCGCGATAACGTGAAGTCACAGGGGTTAAAGGACAGCATCGAGGCAATGATAGGACAATACGAATCCGTAGAGGGTATCTCGGCCCTGATTCAACAATGTGGGGCTATCAAGGGGCGGGTTGCGGCGCAGCGAAAGGTGCTCACCGACACGAACGCTGAAAAGTACGGTAAGTTTATTTGTTTTGTATGTATGGACCGACTCGTTGACCTTTTTTTCGACCCGTGCGGCCACGTTATATGTGAGCCTTGCTGGGCACGGACCCGTAACAAACGCGAGTGTCCGGGGTGCCGTACTCGTCTGAACGGAACCCAGAAGATTTATACGATGAATTCTTAATAATGGTTCCATAGGTTCAAATCCCGGTGGAACCTGGGCTCCCATAACTCAGTTGGTTAGAGTGTCAGACACCCTTTAGGGCTGATATGTTAATCTGAAAGTCGCAGGTTCGAACCCTGCTGGGAGCGTTAGAGAAATGACCACTCTCTATTACATGTCCACAAAGGTATGTCGATCATGTAATATTGAGAAATTAGTATCATGTCAGAAATATTCTCGCGGCACTCAAACCGGAATCCGAAGGTTCGCGGTCGGTATCACACTCTGGGACTCGATGAGATATCTCATCTTGTCCTGGGTCTTGCGTTGAAAAAACATGAATATGAATACGATAAGGGGCAGGGAACGCAGTTCGCCCAGGGACGAGTGTTTGTACCCCGAGACACCGTCGAGCGGGAATGGAACCTTTTTGATCAGGCTTCGGGACATGTAGATGAGCGCCCCGATCAGGGCAAATTGGAGGGAGACTGCCACAAACACGCGGACCTTTGATCGTTTCTTGTCGAGTTCGGGTGTGATTTGGTCGAGCCAATGAGAGGCCAAGAATGCAATGATGAAACTGAGAAGACCGACCCAGGCCACAGCCAAGAGTCGAATGACCTGTATCATCCTACTGTAATTAAAGAAAAAAGATGTAGAAATAGCGGGACCGAGTCCCAACCTGGTTCCGGTAACTCAGTTGGTTAGAGTGCGGGTCTTATGTACCCGAAGCCGCGAGTTCGAGCCTCGCCCGGAGCAGGCCCTGTAGCACAATTGGATAGTGCACCAGCCTTCTAGGACGAAACACCCAGAGCGAGCTGGAGGTTACGGGTTCGATCCCCGTCAGAGTCATTTTATATCGTTTTATCGTATGGACCTTATAAAATGTACCTGGAGCGTACTGGTCGAATTGAACGTCAAAGATTACCCCGATGAAGGAATTCACATCGACGACCTGAAACCGCTTATTAAAGAGATTCGGGATGGCGCCCAGACGATGGTGATACGAATGGACCTGACGGGCCTGAAACCCATGGGGGTCTCTAAAATTCAAAACATTCTGGCCCTGTGTTCCCAGGTTATCGAACACACCAAAGATGACAATATTTTGAGTCAGGTTCAGATTGTCGGCGCGGGACGCGTGTTTCGGACCGTGTACGGCTCGCTGTGTTTTGTCGTCCCGGACTATTTCAGACGGATGATTACGTTTTTATGAGCGACTTAAAAAATCGGACCCTTCAAAAGGCAAGAATGGACGGCCTTCTTGTGTTTTACCCACAGGGGCGCCACCTCCACATCGAATTTTTGGGAGGCCGGTACATTGAGAACCAGCCCAGGACTGTGGAGGAAACGCGTGTTTTTATGGACTCGATCGCGCCCGTCATCAGTCAACTCGACGCCTATGTCGAGAAGCACGGCCTCAAGGAGATTATCGAACTGAATCTCAGGGGGGTCCCACTTTCTCGACTAAACTCAGAGACGGCGGTCCATCTCCTCAAACTCATGGTTGAACTGCGCCCGGCCAAGGATATCGTTGAGAAAATTCGAATCACAAATAGCAGTCCGATTTTCAATATGATTTATAAATCAGTCAAGACGAAACTTCCGACGAGTATCACGGACCTGGTTGAGATCGAGGCGAATCCTAAATTCTTTTAGGAACATAGAATAAGTAACATGTGGAGCGATCGGGAGGAGGAATTTTTGACCAAGATTGAGAAACAGTGTTCGCTCTACGCCGCGTACTTCAATAAAGACCACGTCTATTATCACAGACTCTCTTCCCGGTTCAATATTCCGATACTGATCGTGTCATCCCTGAACGCCCTGTGCGCTATCGCACTAAATGACTTTTTGATTCAAAAGTACGTGAGTATTTTGAATGCGGTTTTATCAGCCGGGACGGGTATCCTCGGTTCGATCCAATTGTATATGAAAATCAATGAAAAAATGTCGAACGCGCTCAGGTCCCAAATTCTTATGAAACGCCTTGCGCTCAAAATAGCCAAGGAACTCAGCATCGATCGGGAAACTCGCTCATCGGACGGGCCAGTATTTCTCCAGGAGTGTTTCGGTGAATTCAACGCCGCGCTCGAACAGGCGAACCCGATCGAGAAAAAGGTGCCGAACTTCATGGCCCTCGGGGATAGTGAAATGTGCCGACGTCTTTCGGCGCCTCGCGCCAAAACGCTTTTGGATCTGACTGATGCAGTTCAAAGAGACGTGTATTCTCAGCAAGGATCTGGGTCTCCCCTGTATCAGAGCGCGTCAACCCCAAGTCCGGGAGAATCGACTCCGAAAGTATCGGATGGAGAGCCCTGAGTTCCATATTTTTGAGCCGGGCCACCTCGAACCCGATATCACAATCCAGGCCGGACTCTGTGCGGACCCAGTAGTGCTCACAGACCTCCTTAGTCTCCGGGATGATACAGAAACCCCGGACCACAGTCGCGGGCACGCCCTGTCGGTCCAGGATACGTTTGAAAAGCGCGACGTGATGGACGACCCCGCCACTGATGTTATGAATCTTGAGTCGAGTCGCGACCCGCTTCACAAGGTCATCCATCTACGAGAAACAGAACTTGTTCTCTTAACTGATAAAAAAATGAGGGCCTATCATACCATGGAGGACCCTATTCTCACGCGGAACACTGCGCGTTTCACATCCTTTCCTATACGGTACCCGGACTTGTGGGCACTGTACAAGAAGGCGATCGGTTCATTTTGGACCGTCGAGGAAATTGATTTGGCGGCCGATCTCAAGGACTGGAACAACTTGTCCGATTCGGAACGTCATTTCATCAAGACGGTCCTGGCATTTTTTGCAGCCTCGGACGGTATCGTCATGGAGAATATAGATTTAAACTTTTCCAGGGATGTTCAGATTGCAGAGGCACGGTCATTCTATGCGTACCAGTCGTTCAACGAGAGTATCCATTCCGAGACGTACTCATTGATGATTGAAAAACTCGTCAAGGATCCGGTTGAGAAGAGCGAACTTTTTCGGGCGATCGAGACGGTCCCGGCGATCAAACAAAAGGCGGAATGGGCCCGGACGTGGATTGCGTCCGACGCACCGTTCGCCCAACGCCTCGCAGCATTTGCGTGCGTCGAGGGCATTTTTTTTAGCGGATCATTCTGTGCCATCTTTTGGCTCAAGAAGCGTGGACTGATGCCCGGACTCTCATTTTCGAATGAACTCATCAGCCGGGACGAAGGGCTCCACCAAGAATTTGCGGTCACCCTACACTCCCACCTGAAAGAAAAGTGCCCCTCAAAGGACATCCACAAGATTGTACAGAGCGCGGTCGAGATTGAAAGCCAGTTTATTACCGAGGCGCTCCCGTGTAAACTCATCGGGATGGACCCGCGCGAAATGACACAGTACATCCAGTTTGTGGCGGATCGCCTGATGGCCCAGTTTGGGGAACAGCCTATTTACGGCGCAAAGAACCCTTTCGACTGGATGGAAACCATTTCGTTGGAAGGGAAGACGAATTTCTTCGAGAAACGCGTCGGGGACTATTCAAAACATCTCGCGACCGATGGGGACTCTATTCGGTTCGACGAGGAATTTTAGCGGCGGTCAGGTACGCGCGGCTTGTAGCCGGCGGCTGCTTTGGTCGACCTGTAACCACTCGTGCGATTCATGATAAACCCGACCAGAATGACGTACAAAAGCGCATGCACGATGAGTGCCGGAGTGCCCCCGCCGAGAACGCCCTGCGTCATTTTAAATGCGGCCGGGCTCGCCAGGATCACAAAGAGTACAAAAGGAACGATGTAAGCGGCGGACATTTATATTGGTCCAGAAATTTATTCGAGGCTGGACATGTTGCCGACCTGCTGGTACTTGGACTTTTTGCTCATAATCTTCTTGATCAGGGCCAGGGCCAGGATGAACACGAGCGCGTGTAGGAGCAGGCCACCGGTCGTCGGGCACCCGTCGGCTGATGCGACCCACGAACCGGCAATCCCGCGGACAATCTTGAAGACGGCCGGGTTGGCCACTATAAAGAACAGGACGAATGGCAGCAGGTCATTCTTGGGCGTGATGAGCATGGGGATCGGCATTTTGTACTATAGCCTGAGAAATTTATTCAAGTCAAATTCGTGAAAGCTTTTGTATAGTTTCGGGGAATAAGCATAGGTTTGTTCTTTCCGCGATTAGTCAAAGTGTAATTTTGTTCATTATTGGAATTCTTAAAATTCCAGGGCTTGTTACCTGTGCGAACCACGGTTATGAGACGTTTATTCGGTGCCTTGATTTTCATTTCAATCAGCGGCGCATTCAGCGGCGCAATTTGTTGCTGAGCCTTTCGCGCTGTGGCATTAGCATTCAGCGGCGCATTCAGCGGCGCATTCAGCGACGCATTCAGCGGCGCAATTTGTTGCTGAGCCTTTCGCGCTTTGGCATTAGCAATAAGCATGCGAACGGTCCTCATTTTCTGACTGTAAATATTACTGTTATTGAGTATGACGTTCTTAGACGCGTTGGTGAGATTTGTCGACCGAGAATTCAAGTTACTTTGACTTTGACTGTTGTACCACGAGACGTACTTATTATTATAAGTGTTGAGAAGGCTGCGAAGTTTGGCAACCCGATTATTCGCCTGAGTAGCAGCATTCGCAGTATTAACGGCAGCATCGTTCAGATACTTTGCACTATTAACGGCCATAACATAATTAGCAAGGGCCTCATTGATCTGGGCCCGACTTGGTTCCCTGATTTTGGTAAGAAGATTGGTTTGCTTGATGCCTGTATTTCCACGCAAATTACGAATACTCTTCACGTACTTCGTCAGAGCACTATTAAGCGCATTAGTATTTGCATTTTTTGCAGCCGCTTGAACTATGGGGATGGAGGGCACGCTTGCTGCCGCGGGCGGCGTGCGGCTCAGCAATGCACGAGTTTTAGGAAAGATGGTGGTGGTCATGTGAAGTCTTACTGGAGACTGAGAAAAAATCGGTGTGACGTGAGAGTCACATAAAGCCTCGGCCTGTATGTATACTATACAGAATGGCCGTCAATATGTTCAGCACCTTCAACGCTTCCAACGTGACGTTCTCGGATGTCCGCAAGAATGCCAAGGGTGGCAAGGCGGTCTATCTCAACCAGGTCGGGGGTGGCAAGTTGATGTTCCAACTCCCGCCGCTCCGCGCACCCTTTGGCCTGAGCGAGTACAAGGACGAGACGTCCGGTCGGGTCAGTTACACGCTCCCCCTGAGTCTCGACACCCCGGATGTCCTTGCGCAGTTTAGCGCACTCGACGAGAAGATTCTCTCGTACATCACGGATCACTCCGAGGAACTTCTGGGGAAGAAGATGAGCCGCGAGGTTATCGCCGAGGGTCTCTACAAGTCCCCGATCAAAAAGTCGGCCAAGGAGGGGTACGCGCCGACCTTGGCGCTCAAGGTCCTGACGAGCATCAAGGATGGGTCGATCACGACCGAGGCGTACGGGCCCGATCGCCAGCCCCTGCCCCTGTCCGACCTCGAGAAGGGCCAGAGCCTCCGCGCAATCATCGAGATTAACCAGATTTGGCGGACGCCCGCTGGTGTCGGGGTGACGATCCGAGTTCATCAGGTGATGCTGATGGCGACCAACAAACTCAAGCCGTGCGCTTTTCTAGTACCCGCCGCTGAGGAGACCGAGGAGACCGAGTACGAGACCGACCCGGACGCAGAGTAAAATAATATGTGTAATAGATATAAATGAACTGGATCAATGCCAGACAATTTACAATTTCGGACCGCAATGGTCGTCACTACGTCTTTCGTCGAAACAGCACAGGAAACACAAAGATTAACATTCCGGTCAGTATCAAAACAAAGAAGCAAGCGGTCGAGTGGCTCAAGGCGCACCCCCCGATGAAACTGAAACCATGGGAACGGGTCGTGAATGGGAAGAAAATGGCTCTTTTTACTGAAAAGGGGGGCGTCAAGGTTATGAGGCCCGTCAAAAAGGAGCCGAACTATATGGGGAACGCGAACCGTCACGCCGGGAAGAATGTTCGGGCCAATTTCACCTGCGACGTACTTAAAAAGACGACCAAGAAATTGCTGGCAATCGGGCGAGGTCGTCAAGGTGTCGTGTTTCTCCTGTCGCGCTACACGAATGGACGGTACCCGTACGCACTCAAGATTGCCCCGAAGGACCTGAAGGCCCTGGCGCGCAATGAGCCCCAACCGGCCGAGGTCGAGTTCAAACTTCAAAAGGCGGCGAGCGATGCAGCCCCGTCGGGTGTGATAAAGGCGTACCAGATTTTGTTCTGTAAAAACTTTGTCGGTCCTGCCCAGATTGATTCTAAAAATCTTCAAAACTCGAGTCACTTTGACAAGTCCCAGCAGTATCTCATTCTCATGGAGTACGCGACCAAAGGAACCCTCAGTCAATGGCTCCCTAAGCACGCGACCGAAAAAACGGTCCGGGACATTATTCAGGACGTAATTAGGACCCTCGTTAAAATCCAGGCCAAGTATCCAGAATTTCGGCACAACGATCTCCACCTCGAAAATGTTTTTGTGACGGACCGTGGGTTTCTCATCGGGGATTTCGGGTGGGCCCGGATCGCCCGGAAAGATACAAATCCCGCGGTCAATACAGCAATGCCCGGCTCGAACACGACGAATAAGTACGGTATCGGACCCGATACCGACCCGCGGTACGATAGTCACATATTCCTAACGGAAGTTCGAAAAGTTCTGATTTCTAAGGGAGGTTTTCCCGAGGCGATGAAATTTCTAAATTATGCCGTACCACCTGGATACCGGGAGATGAATGACACACACACGACCGAGGGCCGACTCAAGTACAGGGACCCGTGTCCGGGCTTGCCGACCCTGACCGAACTGGTCGGGTCCAGGTACATTACGCCCAGGTCCGCGAGCCCGCCCCGTTCGTACACAAACGCACAACTCTTGACCATGAGTCCCAAATCGTTCCTGAAACTCTCAAATGCCAACAAGACTCGGCTCAAGGCTCTGAGGGTCGTCAAAAAGCCAGCCAAACTCCTGATCCTGGCGGCGGCCAAGAAATCATCGGGCCCGGCGAAACCTGCCCCGAAATCACCCGTGAAACAAGTCGATCCGAAAATTTTTAAAAATGCAAAGTTTGATCGTTTGGTCGAGGCTGTCTGGCGAGCCAACGGTGCCAAGTCGAACGCCGCATTCGATAATGCATGGAACGCCGCCCGGCAAAAGGTTATGAAGAATATCGAGAAACGGGTCACAAATGGCAAACCGCCCTACAGCCCGAGCCCCGTCAAGGTCAAGGCCAAGAGCCCGAGCCCCGTCAAGGTCAAGGCCAAGAGCCCGAGCCCCGTCAAGGTCAAGGCCAAGAGCCCGAGCCCCGTCAAGGTCAAGGTCAAAGCACGCATCAGCCCGTCATCCGGTCGTCCTAAAATTCAGTCCAAGACGTCGACCCGGTGGGTCTACGCGAATCTACTCAAATTAGACGAACTCCGGGCCATGGCGACCAAATTTGGTGTCAATATCAAAGGGCTCAGATCCAAAGCGAATATTGCTCGTAAAATTTTTGCCTGAGTAAAGTAAGGTACACGATGGACCGTCGTCTGATTCTTGCCATCGCGGTCTTTATTCTGCTCCTGATTCTGGCCGGGGGTGTGTCGCTCTACGCCCTTCAGCCGGCCGATAAAGGAAGTCTCGTCGTCTATGGCTCAAAGACGTGTCCGTGGTGCGTCAAGCAGGAGGAGTACCTGACGAACAAGGGAATTCCCTACGAGTTTGTAGAATGTGCCGGGGGCGCCTGTCCGGATTTTGTGAATGGTTTCCCGACCATGATGCACAACGGGAAAATACTCAAGGGTTACACTGAACTTTAATTTACATTTTAAACATGGCAATGCCGAGTGCGAGCATGAATGTATGCAGGAGCGAGTCGACCGGCTTGAGCACGCTGATGTACTTCACGAGCGTCTTGTTCCACAGGAAACGCATGATGAACATCATGATAATTACGTACAGGATGAAAATCAGAATGTTGTAGATCATCTCCTTGCGGTTTCTGGACATCAGGATATCCTTCATCTTTTTATTGTACCCAGAGAAAAAAGTGGGTTAATAACAAGATGACCCCGAACCCCTGGGCGCCAAAATACACATGGGCCCCCTGGGGTACTAAGGGTGTGACCCACGATAATTGTTACGATTATGCCTTTGGCTCGTACTCGAGCGTACGGACCGTGAAGAGCGTCCCGGGTGCAAAGCGAAATAACGAAAATGGACCGACGTATCGTAATTGTGCTGGTATTGCGCAGCGCGTCCTGGGTGACAATCCCACGAGCGTCTACAAAATGAAGTCCGGGAACGAAAAGCCCAAACGGGGCTACTACAAAGTGATGTGTTTCGTCGCACCCTCGAACAACTTTGGAAACTCGATGGGCGATTTTCACTGGTACAAGGAGATTAGTGCGATCCGGTATAAAATTCGACGGGGCGATACGATACTCGGAATGGCTAAATTTTTTCGCGTCACACCCAAGACGATCCGGGACGCGATTGCCAAAGGGCGCGCATCGACCAACGCAAATAACGGGCGGGTCGCCAATCGGAACTCGGACCTGCACGTCCTGAATAGCATGAGTGTCGCCTCGAAGAATGCAGTTCCCGTACCGGTCGGCCGGGTTATCGATTTCCCGGTCAGCCTCTGGAGTCACAAGACGGGCTGGGCCGGTGGTCCCCTTATCGTCGATGCGTCCGGAAAAACGATAACGGATCCGCGCAAGGCTGATCGTAATTATCATCCAGGGTTTCATTATACAAAATTCTGTTCGGCATATGGAGTCCGGCGTGGATTTGCCCGGACGGGCGAAAATTCTAATAGGTAACCGTTGGCAGACCCAGTTCGGTCAGAATTTCATTCAGGATTTCACCGGGCTCTATATCGAAATGGATATCGGCGATGAACCGACCATCGTTCGGAACGAGTTGTCTGAAATCAAGTCCGAAGCCCCCCGCGATATTCGAGACATTGGTCGTTTCAAAATCGGTCGATATCCTTTGTGAATCCACGGTTCGTTCTACAATCAGACGGCATCTGTACGTGGGAATATCAAAGGGAACCCGGCACATCGGACATGTCGGATCGGGTGTCGTACATGAACGTTTCCAACGGTCGAGACACTTTAAGTGGAATGTATGGTTACACTCGAGCGTTCTTGTCCCCTGGGTCGTCATGGGAGCCAGACAGACTGAACAGATCGGACCCGCGTGTCTCCAACATTTTGTATGTTCCGCCGGTACTGGTCTTCGACACGGCGTCCCATACATTGTCTGGACTCCGCACCGATGGTCCATTACCATGGGCCCTTATTAATTCATGCGGGGCTGTACCGCACCCGGCGGGCCCTCTGGAGTTCAGCCTCGAGGGACCGTATGGCGTCCCTATATTTTTCCCTCATATTCTCTTCAATATTTTTGCGGAAAACAATCAACGGATCGTCATCCTGTTCCATGCGGCACTGAGGACATTCTATGCTCGTCTCGAACCATTTCGTGATGCATCGAACGTGAAACACGTGGCGACACTTGAGTCGCTTGTCGGTCCGTTTCGTCTCCTCAAGACACACGGCACATGTCTGTGAGAGATGCGCAGGACACTTGCCGTCCTGGGTCGCTTTCTTCTTGCACTTTGACCCCGCCGCCGTGACCGATGAGCAATTCATATCCTGCTAGGATATCACATATTTCTTTGTGAATTTCCTCAACGGACCGATTCGCATCGATCACGTGAACAATGCATGGTATTTTCGAAAATATTTTATGGTACTCCGTGTCGAGTTCACGCATATATGCGAGTGAGACCCCAGAGTCCCCGGCCTGTTTCCGATTCAGAACGTGGCCATAGGCCGTCTCAACATCCTTGTCCAGAAAGATGTACAAATCCGGGTACCATACGTATTCGTTGTAGAATGCGTCATAGGCTTCGTGCTCGGCCGTGGTGACCCGTTTATGTTTCTGGAGAATCGGCCAAAAGACCCAGCGCGAACTCACCAGTGACCTCTCGTAAATAACGGGCCTCGACGTCTTGACCGGTCTGAGCGTCTGGAGAATTCGCATGTGGAGCAAAAAAGCCCAACGGGACTGATTCTTGTAAAATTCGTCGAGAGGCCATTTATCAATGGGCTCTCGGCGGACACACCACCCCTTCTTTTCAAGGAGACCAATCTGGGTCGTCTTTCCGGACCCAATGTTCCCATCAATCACAATTTTCATTCTTTATTGATTTTCGGCCAGTACCTTTAATTCTTTCACGACCCCACACGCCCCATTCGCGAGCGGCAGCGTGAGAGCATCCGGGCCGTTCGTCTGGAGAAACATGCGATACGCATAGTTATCCTGGTACGCAATCTTGCCCTGCTGCATAATCAGGTCGTTCAGTTGACGATTGGACTCTACGGACGTTATACACCGGCCATCGGCCATTCCCATACGGGTCGACATTTAACAGTATATTACATTTTAATTCGCCCCTGAAGTGTCCGATCCCATTCTTCAAACGTAGCCCCCATGATCGTGTCGAACGTCTCTGGAACCTCGACCCTCTTGACCATCATCGCACCTGTTATTGTCTCATTGATAATCCTGTACGAGTTTGCAATCTCGTCGAGGGTCTGTGCGCCCGTGACGATGATGCGGCCCGTGCTGAAAATGCTCCCGGTCACCTGTTTCATGCCCTCGCCCGGAAAAAACTTGATCTTGACCGCGCTGTACCTGTCCGGGTCGAATGTCACCTTGAACGGGCCCTTTGAGAACTGTTGTATAATTTTGTTCAAATTTACTGAAGAATTGAGCGAGAAGTTTGTGTTGATCATCTTGACCGCAACCTCATCGACCGGAATGTCATCTTCGCGCTCGAGAACAACCTTCAAAATAAAGGCGAGTTGGCGGAGAATGCGGCGACAGTCAAAGAGGTCCGAGCACCCAGCAACCTGGATCGAACCGTTTGGGAAAATCTTGATACTCTTGCGCGAGTACTGATCCTCGTAGCCGATCGTCACCTGGTTATAAAAGGCTGTCTCTTTCATCTTCCACTCAAAACCCCGGAACCGGGACCCCTTGGGTCGTACGATGACACTCCCAAGTTTTGCAAAGTTCTCCCGAAACTTGGGAAGGTCAATTTCCTGTAGAAATTTAGAAATCATTGTTATTGTCGTGATGCGAATCCATGACGGCGACGGACGCTCTGGATCCCGGAGAAGTTCACGGCGGATCGCCACGAGTTTTTGGATGTAAGGGAAGGACTCCATTACACTTTACAAGACCAGAGTCTTTACGGACCCTCGGGCTTACAGGACCTATTTTTTTTTATTTGCCTTGGATTTTTTCACGATATTCGCCAGGGGCGTGCGCATGATTGCCGACTTGATCACCTTTTGATAATATTTCTTGAGTCTCTCCTTGTTCTCGTGGATATTGTGCGTCTTGGTGACGTTGTGGGCCACGAGCGATATGAGTTTCTTCTTTTTGACAGCCTTGATGACCCTCTTGAGTTCATTGACGCGCAGTGCGCGCCGACGCTTGCTCTGACGCCGGCGGCGTTTGTGCGTCTCGAGCCCCTCGATGGCGTTGACAGCATTTACGGGTCCGCCCAGACGACGAACAGCCTGGACTGCGACTGGATCGGCCCCCTTGATATTCACGGCCTGTTGAACGTTCCCGTTTGTTTCGTTCAAAATTTCAGCCGCGCGAGCAATCTCGGGCGCCCCACCCGGGACGGCCGCAATGGTCGCATTGACCGTTGCGAGCCCACCGACCTTGTTGATCGCATTCGCCTGGTTCGTCGGGAGCCCGTTCGTCGGGGCCACGTTCGTCGGGGCCACGTTCGTCGGGGCCACGTTCGTCGGGGCCACGTTCGTCGGGGCCACGTTCGGCCCCTGGTTCCGGAGCCGACGGCGCCGCATAATCTCATTCTGTTCCATTTGAAGGCGCCGGTTCGTAGTCGTGATGCGATTTTCGTAGCCCCTACTGGTTTCACCCTCACGGCGTCTGTACGCGCCCAATCTTTGAGCATAATGGGAATTGTTCTCGTAGGGCGCACGAACAGACCGCCGGCGGCGTCTCTCATAATTGAAATTTGACTCGTAATTGTACCTACGAGCGGACTCGAGCCGTTTGATTTCATTGGAGACGCGTCGCTTCTGAGTCTCGATCGTCTTTTTGATATTTGCATTTTTGACCAAAAGACCGAGATTGGACTCGATGTTTTCAAGGGAGCCCTTGCGACCCGCGGCCCTAATCGCTTCTACAATTTTAAGTTTAATATAGTCCCGTGCATGCTTGTATTTGGGTGGCATTTCACGCAAAAGTGCAACGAGGGTCCGAATTTTTTCCGTACTCGAAAGATTTTTCATTCTTCCAATTCTGTTTCTTACGCTGGTCATCATATTTCCCTCGGACAACTTCGTGTTCGTGTTCAAGGGGGGCTGCGGATTGACCGGGTTGATTCCAAGTATCCTGCTCACAAGTTCTGGCCCGGGACCCGCTGCTGAGGGCGCTGGGGGTGGAGCCTGCGCTGAGGGCGGCGGCGCTAGGGTACCACTGGGTCCGGGCACCACCGGCGGTGCGTTGTTTTTGTAAAATCCGAGCCCCTTATTTCCTCTTTTATAAACGTACCCCTGGCGAGGTACGACGCTAATACCCAACCGCTGAGTCCAACTGGCCGGAATAAAGTTATTGCTACCCATCTTCACCTTGCCCGCCACCGCGCTATTCAATCCTGGAGGCAGATGTGCGGTGCCCGCAGCCTGTTTCGGTGTCGATGATCTACCGGGCAGATAATTAAAAAATCTTCTCCACCAGGATCGTCCTGGATTATTAGGGGCATTAGCCACATCCTGTTTAGCTTTGACCGCCCCTTTTATGATGGCCAGAAGACCTTCGGCGACATTTTTGTTTGTACTTCTAATAATTGCAGTTTGTACGCTTTCACCTCGAGGCCGGTTTTGCGCACCATAGACAATATCGAACTCACCGTCCGAACGCCGTCGTAGGGACCATCCCTCGAACGAACTGACTGGGGTCGTCCGACCCCTTGGTATAAACATGGGCGCATTCCGCGGTCCATACGCGGTCCCGCGCAATCTTCCCAAATAGTAAATCTGTCCGTTCGGATTAGACCCGGCCGCGGTCACTTTCGGTGGCTGATTCGGGAGTGTTTGGAGTGCAGTACGCACGTGAACATTCGACTGATTTGTCTGCGAGAGTACGCTCGTCAGAATTCGTGCGATATTTCCGGCCGGGTTGGTCTGCTGGACCGCGCGCACGACCGCAAGGGGGGGCGCGGCGGCTAAAATATTCCTTGCAGCCCTGGGTTCGACAGCGCCTTTGATGATCGCGACAAGTGCAGTCACTAGACGCTCTTGACTCATACTACTCATATGGGAGAAAAAAAAGGTGTTCAGAACAGGTCACGGATTGACCCCCATACACCCGATTAAAATTTGAAAAATGCTGAAAACGCGCCTCATCTCACCGTACCAGCACGAGGGCCTCGAGTGGCTCCTGGCGCGTGAGCGTGACAAGTCCATCCCGGGAGGGTTCCTGTGCGATGAGATGGGTCTCGGCAAAACGGTCCAACTCATCGCGACTATGCTCGGGAACCCCAAACCCCGGACGCTCATCATCGTCCCGAAATCCATCGTGGGACAGTGGATCTCTGAGATTGAGCGGTTCGGACCGAGTCTTACGACATGCTCATTTGACGGCGCGAACCGTCGCCTTCCTGATATTCTCCCGAATGTGGTCGTCGCGCCCTACTCGGTCCTGGCTCATCGCCCGGGTGCGCTCCAGTGCCCCCTCATCGCGTACCAATGGGATCGCATCATTCTGGACGAGGGTCACGAAATCCGCAACCGCAAAAGCAAGACGCATATCGCAGCCTGCGCACTCCGCGGCCATATTCGATGGCTCGTCTCTGGAACGCCCGTTTTCAACTCCATCAAGGATTTCGTGGCTCTATGCGGTTGGGTCGGAATTTCGCGGGACGTGGTCCAGGGGTACACGGCTGACGTGAGGGCAAAGTACGTCCTGCGTCGGACCAAACTGGATGTGGCCCAGCACAACAAACGTCTGGAGTTGCCCCCCTGTGACTTTCAGAATTTGGAAATGGATATGTACCCGGAGGAGTTGGAATTGTACGGGTCCGTATTTGAAAAGGCGCGCGGAATAGTTCAGCACATTTTCAAAACGGGAAACAACGGCCTCCACCAGATGGAACTTCTGGAATGTCTACTGCGGGTCCGCCAGGTCATGACCTGGCCCGAACTGTACCTGGACGGCATCGCCATCAAGGAGGACACCGAACCCGAACCTTGGCTCGGACGGTCCCGGAAAATGGAGACGCTCATGGAGAATATCAAGGCGTTCCCGAAGGAGAAGGTGCTCGTGTTTACTCAATTCATGGGAGAAATGGACGAGATTCAAAGACGGCTCCACGAGGCCCAGATTCCAACGTTCCGAATTGATGGGTCCGTATCCAAAGAGAACCGGGAGGCGGCCATCCTGGGGTTCCGCGAGTCCAAGACGACACCAGCCCCGGTTTTTATCATACAAATCAAGGCGGGTGGGGTCGGTCTGAATCTCCAGGAGGCGACCCGAATTTACATCACGACACCCGCGTGGAATCCCGCCACGGAATTGCAAGCAATCGGGCGGGCGCACCGCACGGGACAGACACAGAAGGTTGTGGTCCGGCGGCTCGTGTATGTCGGTACAGAAACGCTCCCGAGTGTCGAACACTCCATCATGCAACTCCAAGAAGGCAAGGCGAAGGTGTGCTCCGAGATTTTAAATGATCCCAGGATTGAGACGCAGATCCCCAACGTCAGCAAGACCAAGATTACGATCCATGCCCTGAAGAAGATTTTCGCCGTGTAATATAAATGACCGTTACTGGCTCCCGCGCCCAAGTCTATCACGGCAATGCAGACCAAACCACAGGCGGTCTCAAGAAAAAGGACCTGAAAATGGTCAAAGGTGAGATCGTCTCCAAAGACAAAGCCAAGACGTCCAAGAAGAACCCATGGATAAAGGCGGTCGCCAAGGCTAAAAAGGAGATGGGCGTAACCGGGTTCGCGCTTATCCAGGGCCCCCTTCTCGCCCGGGCCCGTGAAATTTATTCCAAGTAAAGAGTACGAATGGCTCTGGTGATCTCGAGTGCTCTGATCGCAGCCTCCACGATCGGTATGTTGAATGTCGACCTGAGAAAAAATACCCCAAACAGATTTTATGCGCTCATCGGTCTTCTTGTATTTGGTATTCTGTACCTTCTGTTTGCGATTAAAAATATGTCGGCCCAATAATAAATGACCGCGTCGTCCTTGTCCCTGCTTGGTCTGGTCTCCCGGGTGAACCGGTCCATGGTCAATCGTCTGCTTGTAAAAAAGCGCAAACCCCCTTCGCCAGTGTCGTCTCAGCGGAAACGACGGGCTCACACGACTCGGCGGCGCTCGGTGACCCGGTCGTCTTGACCTGATAGACCCGGACGGTCAGGCCCCAATTTCCATTGAAAAAATAGGTCGAGTCAACATCGATGATACACTGGACCTCGGTTCCCCGAAACAAGCCCTCCTTCACCTCAGGGCAGACTTGTTTCGAATTTTCATCAAAGACGTACAGGGCATCATCCACCTTGAGACGGAGCGACATGTCTTTAAGATTTGTGTTGAACTGATCCTGGGGGCACAGGCGGGTCTCGAGGTCCCGCCACCAGTTTACAAAATCGCGGTTCCGAATCTCGACATTCATGCTCTTGTAACTCGAGACCCCCCAGGTACACGTACCCTTTGGAATCTGAAACCGGAGCGGGCCTCCTTGGTACCTAAACTTATTACGGTCTTTATTTGCGGGCAAAAATTCAATAAACGATTTATCGAGATCGAACCAGTGAACCATTTTATATATTAGGAATACTCGAACCTTTTATCAGGATCGGAATATATGTCAACCAGGGTGCATTTGCATGAATCTTTCCTTTTATCGAATCGGACTCGATCGTGTACACGCCCCGGGCCTCGTTAAAGGATGCGAGCCCATCCGCACGGACCCAGTCGAGCGTAATTGGTCGACGGATGACGTGCGTACCAGGGTGTGTGAAATCATGGAGTGAATTTGAATCTAAATTATAGACGAGACCGTGACTCGATCCCAAAAGATACTCGATCCGAGACGGGTCAATCTTTTTGGGCTTAATTTTGAAATACAATTTAACGTCTATGCTCGGATCGGACATTTCGATAATTTTTGGAATTAAATCATTCATCTGAAGGGTCTATGGATTTTTAACCCGAACACATTTCGCAACTCTCGGGATTGGCAATCGAGCACGCCTCTTTGGTCAGAAGGACCGGGACGGTCACCTGGATCGGCTTGGCCTTGGCCCGAGTCCGGAGGTAGTACATGCCCGTCTTGAGCCCCTTCTTCCAGCCGTACAGGTGCATGCTCGAAAGTTTCGCCAGGGATGGGTTCTCCATGAAAATGTTCAGAGACTGGGACTGGTCGACATAGGCCCCGCGGTCAGCCGCCATCTCGATGAGTGATTTTTGTGAAATTTCCCACACGGTCCGATAGATACTCCTGAGCGTCTCCGGGACACTCTCGATACCCTGGATCGATCCACCCCGTCGGATAATTTCATTCTTAAAATCGGCATTCCAGAGTCCGAGTTTCTGAAGGTCCTTGACGAGATGCTTGTTCAGCATGATAAACTCGCCCGCCAACGTGCGGCGCAGGTAGATGTTGGTCGTGTACGGCTCGAACGCCTCGTTGTTCCCGAGAATCTGGGCGGTCGATGCGGTCGGCATCGGTGCGACCAGCAAGGAGTTGCGAAGACCGTGCTGCTTGATCTGGCCGCGCAGGTTCTCCCAAAAGTCGTTCGGCTCGACGCCCCACATGTCGTGCTGTAGAATACCCTGGGACGCGGGCGACCCGGTGTACGTCTCGTAGGGTCCGTCGGTCCGGGCCATTTCGCACGACTCGGACAGGGCCGCGTGATATATCGCCTCGAAGATGCCCCGGTTCAACTGGCGCGCCTTGGGCTCGTCAAAGGACAATCCGAGCATCATGAAAACATCCGCCAGACCCTGAACGCCAATCGCAATCGGACGATGGCGCATGTTTGACGTTCGGGCCGCCTCGGTCGGGTAGTAATTCACGTCGATGACCCGGTTCAGGTTTCGCGTGATGACCCGAGTCACCGAGCACAGTTTCTCGAAGTTAAACTGGTCCCCCTTGACGAAAGCGGGTAGGCTAATACTCGCCAGATTACACACGGCCGTCTCGTCCGGACCAGAGACCTCCATAATTTCGACACATAAGTTTGAGGACTTGATCGTTCCGATGTTCTTCTGGTTCGTCTTGGCATTCACAGAGTCCTTGTAGCACATGTAGGGCGTTCCGGTTTCAATCTGGCTCTTGAGGATCGCGTCCCACACGTCCCGGGCCCGGACCTTTTGCTTGAATCGCCCTTGGGCGACATACATGCGGTACAACTCATTGAAGGCTTCGCCGTGAACATCCGGGAGCCCGGGGCACTCGTGCGGACACATGAGGAACCAGTCCCCGTCCGACTCGACCTTTTGCATGAAAAGGTCCGGGTTCCAGAGTGCCGTGAAAAGGTCGCGGCACCGCATCTCCTCGTCGCCCTGGTTCAGGCGAAGTTCGAGAAAATCCATCACGTCCGCGTGCCACGGCTCGAGGTAAATCGCAAAGGACCCCTTGCGCTTCCCGCCCCCCTGGTTGACGTATCGGGCCGTGTTGTTAAACACGCGGAGCATGGGGACGATACCATCCGCGACCCCGTTCGTCCCGTTGATCCGGGTTCCATTCGCACGAATATTCGAACAGTGGAGCCCGATCCCACCGGACCACTTGGAAATCTGTGCACACTCCTTGAGCGTGTCGTAAATTCCTTCTATGCTATCTGATTTCATTGCGACTAAGAAGCAATTCTCGGCGAGTAGACCCTGGACCGAATATGAGTGATCATCTTTTACACCGAGTGTATACACAAATTCGGGCAGGTTTTCGATGACTTTCATTTTAGAGTTGATGCGAAGGAATACGTTTCCGTTAATTTCAAGCGTTGTGTTTGCTCGCTCAGTTTTCTGAAGACGGTCGTCGTCATAGTGCTTCCGGACCCATTTCATAATCTCGGGGATCCATGGAATCTGCATCCGTCCGATGTAAGTGTCACGCCCCTTGTATGGCTTGGTCATGATTGTCATGGACGCGTCGAGACCGACCGATCGTGAAACGTGGAATATAGACTTGATCAGAGTCTGGTTCGTCAATTGCAATACCACGCCGCCGTTGAGTGTACAACACCCATCTGTACTCACGAGCCCTCCGAGAAACGCTGTGAATAGTTCACGACTCCATGAGAATATGGCTGGCCATAGGAACTTTTCACTTGACCACCTACCGAATAGAATGTTGAACGCGTTTCCGAGCGCAGAATTGCTGAAATTGATGGACATACACTCTTGGGTCGACGCCACGCTGACACTCGCGTGAACACCGAGATACTTTTCTCCGATGCGCACAATTTCATCTATGAAGGTTGTATTGTTGGGATTCTGTGCGAATGCAATTCCGCGATGAGTAGGAGTTCGCGTGCTTGACTTTTGGTATAAAATACAACCGTCACCGTACCATGACCCCAGAAACCACGCAAAGTCCTCATTGACCATCACGTAGCGCTCAAACCACTCTCCTTTCTTTTTGATACCGTTCGGGCGATATTCGCTCGTGAAGTACGTATTGCGACGCATTTTGGTCCCGTCAAACTCGAACGAGTATGTCCAGTGTTCAGCTCCTTTGACATCCTTGAGTACCTCATACATATCTATTACTTGATGAGCAGTGCGTGTATTCGATTTGGGGATGGAAATCCAATCTCCCACGCGAAGGTGTTCTATACTGTTCCATTGAGGTGTTTCCTTCCACTCGAGTTGTTCTTTTGTGATGGACCAGAAACGATGGTTCCCAGTCACTTTGAATCCCGGAGTTTTGTATACTTTGACTGCGAACAGTGTACGGTCGCCGAGAAGATTTTTATGAGTCTGAATTACGGGCTGCGTGGCACCCGTATGCGTAATAACTTGATCACCGATATTTACCTGCTCAATCGGAATAGGACCACGATTTATCGTGAAAACCGGAGTCCCCTCGACGAAGCAACTGCTCATTTGTGGGTGTGGAGTACCCGCATTGAAGAGCGTAGGTGTCGCGTGCGTGAAAAACTTTTGGGACATGAGGTCGTAAGTCTCGCGGACACGGACATAATCATCGCCGTGAATACCGACCGCGACACGCATGAAGAGATACTGGGGCGTCTCGCCCACGTTCAGGTATCCCTTCTGGAGCGTCTTGATACCGAAATAGCCAAAGAGGTAGTCGCGATCGTGAACGATCCAGGAGTCCATGTCGAGCGTCAGACACTTCATGAAATGATCGCTAACAATCCCTTTCGCGTGAAGGATGACCATGGCATCACTGAATGTTTTTGGGCTCGTCTTTTGGAGATTCGATACAGTGATGCGCATGGCGAGCGTCTCATAGTCCGGGTCATCGGTGACCATACCGACCGAAACCTCGGCCGTTAGGTTGTCAATTTCGGCCGTGGAAATTCCGTCGTACATACTCGTGAAAACCTTCTGGGCCACCTTGGTCGCCTGGACGTTGAGTCCGTCCGTGAGTTTCATGATGCGCTTCGTGACCTTGTCGAACAGCATGGGGGCCTCTTGGCCCGAACGCTTGATGACCTTCATTTGTTATGGTTTTAGGGTCTGTTTTTTTTATCAGGTGATGGTAATGGCGACGAGATACCAGCCTTCTCCACTCGCCGATGCGTACTTTTCAGATTTTAACAAAGAGACTATCCAGGACCTCATTTTTTCATCCATCAAGGGCAAGACGGGTGTTGAAATTCAGAGACAAAATTACTCGGACCTCGCGGCCCTCATGCAAAAGGTTTACGCGTCGATGAGACAGGATACCCAAACGAATGTGCGTCAGCAGGTCAGCGACATGAACGATCGGGTCACGGCCGAGGCGACCGCGACCATCAGCACGGGACTTCTTCAGCAGATTGTGTACCTCCGGGACATTTCACGGACGGCCGTGCCCCACGCGGTCCCCATAAGCACGAGTACATATGGAAATAAAATACCAAGCAACTTCAAGATTGGGTTCTGATGCGGGCCCTCCACGATATCCTATTTGGATTTCTCGTGTTTTTCGCGATCGAACGCGGGATCCGACTGTTCAGCAATGCGGTCATCGAGCCCTGGGCCAAGACCAAGACGACCAATGAACACACGGTCGAGACGTGGAAACTCGCGAGTGAATTTATCGCACTCATGGGCACGGCCGTGCTCGTCTACAAGTATGCACAGATAAGAAGCAAATGTGCTTAGTACCTAATGAATAGATTTCGCGACGAGACCGCGCTCATGTGCCGACGAAAAGGATGGGACAAGGCGCCCGTAAGTATCGTATGGATGCTCCTCAATGAAGAGATGGGCGAACTCGCATCTTCGATCCGCCAGACCCAGCGAATTTATAAAAAGACTGGCCTAAAAAAAGACCGAGGGACCGACGTCACCATGGAGATGGGCGACGTGTTTAGTTACCTGTTCCAGTTGGCCCATATGCTCAATGTGGACCTGGACCAGATGTGGGAGATGCACCGGGTCAAGGTTCAGACAAAACTCTACAAGGAAAATAATGTATCGGCTTATTAATAATAGATGGCGTCGGCCTTGATGCTCGATGACCGTCTTCAGATTGACGGGTACAACCCGGCCGTACTGGTTGGAAGTTTTGGTACGCTCAATGATGGGTTCCCCAAAAACATGGGGCCGGATGGGACGTACACGACCCAGATTGACGACCACCCGACCGTGTACACCGACCCGCTCCCGCTCGACGCGAACGACCCGGCCCTGGCCAATTCAGGACCCATGTACCTCAAGACGGCCCAGACGAGCCCCGCGCCCTTCCGCGGATTTCCAGCACGCAAGTTGGAATATTCGGACGGGACCGTCACCTGGTTCAGGCCGGGCACGCCCTGGCCGTGGTCCGGTGGACAAGACGGTGGGAACGACGGGTACACGTATAAACTGATAAAGAAAGATCAGAACCGAACGATATTGTTCTGGCTGGTTCTTTTTGCGGTCCTCGTGTTTCTGTTCTCTAAAATGAAACTATTTTAGGCGCGACCACTTTGACGAGTTTCTTTTCCAACATTCCCTTCTCAAATTTTATACGTTCATCCAATTTGGGACACGCATGGACCTCAAGTTGAATGCACCTGACACAGCACGGGCTCGCACACTCCCGGCACGTGAGGATTTTGTTCTTGTGGGTGCACGGCATCGTCGTCTACTATCTCACATACAATTTCATCCTTAAACTCAGGTTCGTCCAGCATCTCACAGAGTCCGTGCTCGCGCCCGTTCCGAACACGTTCCCACGAAGCCTTCATAGCCGGGAGATGCTGGGCGAACCAGGCCCGATCCCGAGTGACCCGCGTGATGACAAACTCTTCCGGGTCCCCCGGACGGTACTGAATAAAATCACACTCCTCGAGGTCCGTCACCTCGAGTTGGAGTTGGACCTGGGGCAGGTAGTGCTTCGGGACTTTTGGTTCAATCTTGCGCGTCAGGGGACACTTGATCTCGATGAGAATTCCATCCTCGGTGACGCCATCGGGCGAGGCCCCGAGCCATGGGTAGTCCCGGTGGATCACGAGACCAATCTCGTGAGACTTGCGACCGGTCCGGGCATCATAAAGATCCCGGACCATAGGTTCAAGAAGGGTCCCATGGGCCGTGGCGGCGTTCCCGGCCCACTTGGTCCGGAGTACCTTTTTTTTAACAAACGCATCGGGGGTCTCGTAGTGATTCTCACCGATCGCGCTCGCGATATCACTGGCCGTAATCATATTGTCCCGGAGGTCGAGCCATTCCTGACTTCGCTGTTCGGCGTACTCACTCGCGAGGAGTCTCTGGGCTTGTTTGATCTGCGGGTCGCCGGTTAACGACTGGGACATTCTTATTTTTGAATCGTGAGTCGGTCTTAAGTAACAACTCGGCCGCATTCTGCTCGGCCTGTTTCTTTGTACTCGCAAAACCGGAACCACACTCGAGTGAATCGACAATGACCGTTATGAAAAATTGACCGTTAATTTGACCGTCAAGGCGGTACTCGGGCAAAGGGTACTTCAGGGCCTGACACCAGCGCATCAATTGGTCCTTGTAATTGTCGTCGACCAAGGACGTTTTGACTTTTGTGAATGAATTCATGACAAACTCCTTGGCGTGAACCATGCCCAGATCGAGATAGATGGCCCCGACGAGCGCCTCAAACACATCCTCCATGATATTCTCATTCGTGTTCCAACTGTTCCGTTCGCCCTTTTCATCCATGATGATCATCTTATCGAGCCCGAGCGCCTTGGAGATTTCACAGAGCGTCTTGCCCCGGACCATCTTCGTGCGCGCCTTGGTCAGGAACCCCTCCTGCTCCTTTTCGTGTAAATCAAATAGATACTTTGTAACTATAAATCCGAGGACCGAATCTCCCATAAATTCAAGCGTTTCGTACGACCCAGTCAGCCCCGGATACCTTTTCAGTGCTGACTTGTGCGTAAATGCACGCTGATATAACTCGATATTTTTGATTTTTGTACCGACCAGTCTGTTCATGTCCGTTCGTTGAATCTCCATTGTTATACAAGGAGCGCTACATATTTTTAAGCCTTGGCAACCTTGGGCCGGAGTTTCTTCTCCTTGGGAGGCTCGGGAACGGCCGGGGCGGTCGCGACTGGGTCCACGGTCGCCTTGGGCTCCTTGATGTAGTGCGGGTTGATGTACTTCTGGATGTTCAGGAAGGTCACCTTGGTCTCAGGCGGAACCTGGAGCAGGTCCTGGAGAGCCGCATCCAGGGTGATCACCTGACCGGCCTTGAGACCCTTCTCGGTCACATAGGCATTGATACGGATCGTCACCTGGGACCGGGAAATCTTCTCATCCACCGCGAGACCCAGGAACGTCCGGAGTTTATCAGTCACACCCAGGGGCTTGTTGAAACCGTTATTGGCCACGCGGGCCTTCGTCTTCTCGCCGGTCGGATCCTCGATGTGCGCACGAACCTTGCGCAAATCCTTGCGCAGAGCCTTAATCTCCTTGAAGAGGGCGTCCAGAGTAATCTCCATTGTACTATAGGAAATACGCCATTCTTTAAGCAAGAATAAGCACGATCAAAAGTAGAACCAAAAGGACCATGAAAATAAGTCGCACTTTGTAGGGTCCATCCTCGTCTGGAACAAACGGCGCCGCCCCAGGCGGAACCGTCTCGGTCGAACTGTATATCATATCATCCCCGAAGCCCGCCGGAAGAGTCGCGGCCCCCTTTCTCAATTCGATATTAGCGAGTGGTTGTGGCCCCTGGTTCGGACACTTGGGGCAGCACCCAACGTCACATCCGTACACCAGGCCGCTCCGACGATTGATGTACCCACACATCGTCTGACCGGGTACGGACGGGTTCGGGATACAATCGCAAAATTTCAGGGCATATTCGGGGCTGCACATCTCATATTAAAGAAGAAATTTGTATGTAATACAATGGAGTACGGAAAACCTCAGAAACTCCCGGACGGTCGCTACTTTCTCAAGATTACCGGTGCGCGCCACCAGGTCAATGGTCTGACACTCCAGGACCCGCTCTCGTCCAAGACGGTCAACCTAGTCGTCCCGGACCCGGCACTTTTTGCCCAGGTCGATGCGGACATTATGACCCGGGCCAAGGCGTCCAAGATGGAGTGGTTCGGGAAAGACCTGAGCGACGAGACGATCGTCAATGCGTTCCAGGAGAGCGTGACCGACGGTGTACTCGGCGCGTCCCTGACGACCATCAAGGGTGAGATTGTGACGACCGTCTTTGATACCCAGAAAAATCCACTGGAAGTCCAGGACGTCAAGGGGTCCAGCAAGGTGGATGTGCTCCTCGAACTCTCAGGACTGTGGTTCCTCAAAAAGTCGTTCGGTCCAATCTGGCGTGTGACTCAGGTCCGGGTCCGATCGGGCGCTCAGCGCGTCGTCCCGGCCCGGGACTATCTTTTCACCGATGACCCCGAGGCCGAGGAGGATGATCCAGCCGACTATCTCGATTGATGGTCCACCCAAAAAAATATAATGAACTTATAATAAATGGACCGCAAAGGACTTGCGATTATGATTCTGGCCGGCGTCATCCTTCTGCTTCTATTCTCCCCCAGCCGGCGTAGCGGGTTCGACGATGCTTCGGTCCCCATGGGCGCCAACCTCCGCCCGGGCCCCGTGAATAAACACTCGACCGGGTTTGTCGATACGCGCGGCGGTCAGTTCATGCAGCCTGATCAGGATCTCGCGCCATACACTGGCGCGGGTTCTTCAGGTGACGTGGTATCCTCAGCGAGCCTCATCCCGCGTGAGGTGATCCAGACGGAGGATTTCGGTCAGTTTAGCCCGGACAAGATCCTGAGCAATCAGAACTATCTCGACCCCCGGAGCCAGATTGGTTACCCCGAGACGGTCGGCGGTGTTTTGCGTAACGCGAACCGCCAGTTCCGGTCCGAACCGACAAACCCCCGCGAGGCCGTGTCCATCTTTAACCTCAGCACGATCCCACCCGATACCATGCGCCCCGCTTTCGAAATAAGCCCCGAGTACCAGTAAGTACCTGCGTCCGGTCGCTTCTATATAAATAGGTCCTAACATAAAATGGACTTTAAAACCGCAATGAATGAGTGGGTCCAACTCAAGGCTCAACTTTTCGCAGCTCGCAAAGATCTCATGACGCTGAATCAGCGCGAGAAGGATCTTCGCAAGTTTGTGACGGTCCACATGTCCGCGAATGAAATTGATACAGTTCGTGTTCGGGACAAAATCAAGGTGAATTTGAAGAAAAAGACGAGTCGGGGAGGTCTGACCAAGGATGTCATCAAACGGGGTCTCGGTACATTCTTCGGTGGGAATGAGGCACAGGTCGAAGGTGCATTCCAGGCGATCCTCGATGCGGCACCCGAGAAACAGGTCGAATCCGTGACCGTGACCGGACTGAACAAATAAAGGCCCGGGTCGCTTGGATACTAACTAAATGGGTATCAACGACGAGTATTCGCGTGATGCCTACAATTATGACCTCGCATATGATTCGGACGGGTCGGACGGGGCCGCGAACGATGTTCACCCGGAGGACTGGCAAGATTTGCATTCACAGGAACTCCTCGATGCCTGGATGCGAATTCGGGAGTACACTGATGCTCGATACGTAAACATCCAGGGCGGGTACCCCAAGTTTGTCGATCTGGTCCTGTCCGCCTCGTCATGGGTCGGACCCGTCGTTCCGTCCCAGGATGACGTGAACATGTGGAACTCCATCAAGGACATGGCTATCATTCGTGGCCGGGTCGAGCCCGACAATTTTTTTGCCTGGTCACATAATTATATTGGTCAAATGTAAATGATTGACGTGACCGGCCCGAAAGTTCTCATTCCGGCGGTTCTGTTTGCCCTGCTGAGCCCGGGTCTTCTCGTGCGGCTCCCCCCAGGCCAAAGCCCGATGGTCCAACTCGTGTTCCATGCCCTCGTGCTCACGATCGTGTACCACATCGTGGCCAAGTTTATCGTCAAAGTGAATATGACCACGGCGGACATGATCGTCCCGGCCGTTCTGTTCATTCTGCTGACGCCCGGCGTGCTCCTGACAATCCCCCCAGGTTCGGGCGGTCTGTTCATGTCGGGCCAGGGTGGCGTGGTGCCGACCCTTGTGCACACCCTCGTATTCGCCATCGTGTTCGCGCTCCTGCGCACCAAATTCTCCAAGTACTACTAAGTATGAGGTACCTCGCCATAGGTTCAGGTGCAATGGGATATTTCGCATATCTCGGAATTCTTTCAAAATTAAAATTTGAAGAGAGACTCAGCGACCTCGAAGAGATTTCGGGGGCTTCAGCCGGGGCCATCGCGGGTTTTCTCTTCTGTGCGACCAAGGGTGACCCTACGAGCGCACTCGCGTTTTCACTGGATGTTCCTATAAAACAGGCAATGAAACCGAATATCAAAAATTTCATATTACATTATGGACTCGTGCCCCAGGGCAAATTACGTAAACTTCTCGAGACGGGGTGCTCTAAATTTTTAGGGACGAACGATGTGACATTTCGTGACTTTTACACGTGGTACCCCGTGAAATTACACGTCGCGTCATATTGTCTCGAACTTCAAAAGACTGTCTATTTTTCGGTCGATTCGACCCCGACCATGAGTATCATAGACGCCATGTGCGCATCGATCGCAATCCCTTTCTTGGTCGAACCAATGAAATTATCCGACGGGTGGTCGTATATAGACGGGGCGACCGCCGAATTTCTCCCGGGAGGTCCCTTTATAGGCAAACCGGTCGACCAGGTACTCGGAATCAGGGGCGGGCGTGCGACACCATCACCCCCGAGCGATATCACGTCTTACGGACTCGGTATCCTGTACTCGACGATGAACCTGCGCGGGCGTTACGATGAATTTCTTAATTTTGTCGTTGAATTTGACAATTCAATTTACGATTTCAATTTATCGAATGATGATAAACTCAAACTGTTCGTCATGGGGTACTCCCAAAAAATTTCTCAATAAGTAGTACCCATGAAACACGCCATCCGTGCGAGCCACACCGTGAAACTCTCTCGCAAAAAGATTACGGTCCGTCGGCCCGACGGGACATCGTTCACGTATGTTCGGCGTGCGTCTCGGCGGCGCGTGGCGTCCGTGCCGGCCTATGACGTCGGGGCGATCGGTCGGTCCTCCAAGGTCATCGGCCCGCTCAAGGGTGGTATGCTCACGCGCTACGGGTACCACCCGGTCGAGGCGATGACGAATCGCCACAAGGCGCTCTCCAAGGGGGTGAGCCGCGGCGAAAAGCCCCTCGCAGTCATGCGCCGACTCGTCGCCATCAGCACCCTGACTAAGCGGACCCTTCCTCGTGCGTCCAGAATCTACAAGCAAGATGCCATGTGGGTCCGGAGTAAGTACTCCAAGTCTTTTAAATAAATATGTACCCTATTGATCGTCTGATCAACCAACTCGCGCGCCTGAACCTTCGGAACTTGAAACCGATGCAGGTGAACCAAACCAAAAAGCGTAAGCGATCCCCACCATCGGCCCGCCGGTCCGCGAAGGGTTTAAGAAAAAGGCCGTCCTAGAGTCATATGGACATCATCCTGCGTCAAATAAGCAGTGAAATTTGGGAGGCACTCGGGCCGGGCTACAGCGAATCCGTGTACCACCGGGCATTCGAGGTTGCTCTTCGGATCAGATGTGTCCCCTATGAGACCGAGCGTATCGTCCCCGTGTTTTACCTTGAACAAAATGTGGGGCACATTCGGGCCGATCTCATAGTCGACCAGAAATACGTCATAGAACTCAAGTCTGTAGGGCGTCTCACGGACGTCTACAGAATTCAGACCCAAAATTATATAAGTCTCCTCGGCCTCGAGGATGGGTTTCTGATTAATTTTCCAGACAAAAAGTGCCCGTACGAATTTGAGCACCTCAAAAAGTCCGAATGTATTCCCAGTTCAACTCCTTGCATATTTTAAACCATATTTGGTCCTGGACGGCTAATTTCTCTTTTGATTTCAACAATGGAAAACATGGCAAGTAGTCATCCTCGCCGAGCAATTCACAAAATTTATAGAGAACGTACGAATAACTTAAAAAGTTTTTGCGACTTTCTGGCTTGTGTTTTTCAAAGGGACCCTGGATACTATGAAACATGAGTCGGAGCCGGTCCTCGAGCGTCTGGGGCATGGTCGGCGGCGTGATTCCGTTCAGGATGGCCGATATATACGCGACATGTTCATAATATTTCGCGCAATTGAGTTTTTTCAAAAGACCCTTGACCTTTTCGTGAGTAATATCCGAAAGGTTTTTAATCTTTTGTTTTTTAAATTCTGATCTCAATTTTGAAATGATATCCTCCGGGACGGTCGTTGACTCCTTTGCCTGAAATTGACTGATCCACTCGTTAAAGTGATTCTCGCGTTTGTAAAAATAAACGACATTCTTCTCCATGGTCTGCTCCTCCTTGAACCCGACCTCGTCGCCCAAAAACGCCTCGGCGTGTCCACACTTTTGACAAATCTCGTCACTCGACGTGGACTCGACAAACCGTGTATAAAGAGCGCCACATTTGGGACAGGGCTCTTCGTGCGAACTCACGGGGACCTCAAACGACTCATACTCACACTCGACCTCGTTGAGGTACTTTTTGTAAATGTCGTTTCGTCGGACCCCTTTTCGCCCAGCGACTTTGAGGGACGCCACCTGTTGCACGACCGGGCCCCGATCTTCCGCGTCAAGTGTATACTCTTTAATAAGCGGGACGCACCTGAGCAAGTAGTCGACGAGTTCACCCTCCGATGCGCACCCCTGAATACGTGTATTGTACCGAGCCTCCATCTATATAATACGATGACGCGTTTAAATTTTAAGAGTCCACCTTGGGCGCCAAATAGAATCGCAAATCTCCCAAATTTGCGATTGTATACCTGAATATAATCGGCATATTCTCATTCTCAGAGTCCTGCATGAGTTGGATCGACGCACACATACTGGTCGCCTTTGTGAAGAGATTGATGTATTTCAGACTGAAAATGTTTCCGGTCCGTTTGACCGTCTCGGGAAACTCGATGACCGTCTCTTGGTCGGCCCAGTCCCCGCGACAACTCAAGGTCAAATTGTGACCCTCGCGCATAATGATCATATCGTTCGCGAGGTTTCCCATGTCCCGGGCGATGCGTTGAAAATCGATCGACGGGAGGGTCGTGACGACATTCATCTGAATGTCCGGGACTTCAAGAATGTCCTCATTGATATCGAGCAATTTTAGTTTAAAATTTGACGATGCTTTCTTTGTCGGATTCTCGATCATAATCTCAATAACGTCCCGACCCTCAAGTCGGAGCGTCAATGTGTCCTGATTCGTAACCCCCTTGAGAAGTTTGTAAATGTTTCCCATATTGAGCCCCGCTGTGATTGGTACCGGACACTCGTACTCTTCAAAATTTTCAGACGCCATGACCATGTGGACCAGGGTCACACGGGCCGTGTCGAGTGTTAAAATAGAAACCCCTTCGGGTGTAAAGTAAACATTGACGTCGTTGATGATATCTTTAAGAACTTCGAATACGGACTTTACGGCCGATGCCTGAATTGTTTTTAGATGCATTTTACTTTTACAAAAAGCGCGCCTTGTCTCTAAGACCCGCGCTTTTGATACGCGTCTGTCACGTTCATGCTAATTTTTTGTTCGAGTTCGGGTGTCATGGCGGGTTGGAGTGAGACGCCGTAACTGTCGAGTTCGAACATACCGGCCATATCGGACCCGTCAAGATTGGAACACAGTTTGGCCGTATCGTCCCATGACTCAAAGTCGCACGGAATCATGGATACGAGCCACGTCTTGACCTCGGCCCCGACCATGATATTTCCGTCATTCGTCACGAGGGTCGGGACGCGCGTAATCTTTTTGGACGGAACACCCTGTGTGTTGATGTTGTGGAACCGAACAATCTCGAGGAGGGCCGGCTGACCCCTGATGAATACCAGAATCTCCTGGGACCACTTGCACTTGTCAGAGTAGACCAGCAGGGCCATTAAAATTGGACTGGTTTTTTTCAGTGTTCCGAAAACGCGCAAAATTTTTTCACGCGCTAACATTAATGAAAGACGTTGCGATTGTGGTCCTGGCTGGAATTCTCGGATTTCTCATGTACAACAGCCGGGTCACGGGCACGTATACCGCGTCGGCCTCGGGTATCCCGGAAGACTCGAGCGCGATTGTTTCACCCGATATCGTCGGTGCGATCGCCGAACAATTTCACAATGAAAATAAAGAACTGTACCCGATCGAGACCCTGTTTGTAAATCCCAGGGGCGACAATGTGTTTGACTCGCGGTTCATGTTTTTTCACACGAGCAAGTTTTACGGGGCCCAGTACGACATTCAGGCTCGGATAAACAGTGATGGGTCCGTGACCATCATGAAAAAGACAGAGTCGGCCGTGCCCGTGTCGGGCGGAGGCTTTGTCCCCGATAAGTACAGGCCCTGGAGCAGTATCCAGGGGGCCCTGGATGACCAACTCAAGAAGGAACTCTCTCGTCCGCTCCCGGTACTTAACATGGACAACATCGGCAAACGCGAGTAATTTTTAGAGCCGGACAGTAATAATGATACCGGCCAAAGAGATTGCCAAACTCGAAAAGGCTAAGAACGACTCTAAAAAGGAAATGTACAAAGTTATGCTCGAGCAATTTTGTCGCAAAATTAAAACATCCTACGAACTTCGGCACAAGGATACGATCGTCAGTGTCCCCCCGTTCATTATAGGATTTCCCAAATATGACCTGGCCAAGGCTGTCCGGTACATGTCTCGACAACTTCACATGCTCGGGTACCAGGTTGATATGGTCGGCCCGCTCAGTCTCAGGGTCCGCTGGTTCAAACTCAAAGAGTCCGATGTTGATACATTCGAAGCCCCGATGGATATTCTGCCCGGCCTGGCCAATCTCCAGAAGACCGCCCAGCAGTTGCGAAAAGGACATAAATAAGTTCTCCCAAAAAGGTACTACGGATGGATCTCCTTCACGAATCCGAGCGGAGATTTACGAAAAAACTGTGCGACGCTATGATTCCCAATATGGTTGAAACATTCTGGGAAATATGGCTCGAGGCCAAAAAGCAGTCCCAGGGCAAGGGGACCCCCAAGGTTTTCGACGATCTTCTCCGTGAAATCAAGACGTGGAATTCATCAATCTCTCTGAAACACGCCGAGACCATCACCAAGGCTGAGCCTCTGTTCCCACGGCTCCTGGCGGCCGTATTTGTGACCCACGTCAAGATTCTGAGCGCGATCCGGACCGACCGCAAAATGAAAAAGATTTGTATAAAACTCCCGGCGAGTGACGTGTTTGTTCAGCGGTGCTACGAAGCCTGCGCCGAGGACATTTACATGCGGCCCGAGATTATCATCAACAGCACAATCAACGAGGATACTCGCATGGAACAGTTGAGCGAACGATTTTGTATCAAAATTCAGCGGGTCGTGGAGAGCCTGATACCGACGGCTGACATTCTCGACGCGTACTTGCCCCTCGGTGACGACCTCAACATCTCGGGTGACGGGGACGAGGACGAAGAGCCGTTCGATTCAGAGCCAGGACCAGAGCCGGAACCCGAACCGAATCTCGGGGCTCCCGAACCAGGGCCGGATAACCAGGTTGAGGGTGTCCCCACAAATCTCGAGATGGGGCAAACCCCAGGGGGTACAAAAACTGTCGCGGTAACACCCTCACTCGCACCTCCCGTAATTCCAGAACAAAATTTGTTCGACGATGCCCGTGAAAAGTAACCTCTACACTAATTAATGGAACAGTATTTCCGCGAGCCCTTCAGTGCTGGGATTATCGCCGCCGCAATTACGATGGGGTACATTTATGGGAAAGCAAAAATGAACGGCCAAAAAAATCTAAAAAATTCTGAATATACAAAACCGGCATTTCTGGTCGGTCTCCTCGTATATTTCATCGTGAGTCAGGGCCAGGGCGGTTACGGCCGTGATGCCGTTACAAAAGCGCCTTTCTAAGTTAAGGAATATAGTTTCGTAAATTACTAAATGACGACCCTCGCCGCATTCAATGAGATGATGAATCAGTTTATCGATGAACTTATCCAGGTCTTTCCGGACGAGAAAGCGTTCCGGACGGCCAAGGAGAACCCGTGGACTAAGGATGATTTTATGAAGTGCGCAGCCCCATGGAGCGCACAGATTATGCAAAAGGACTCGGAATTCTTCTGTGAGTCGAATAAATTTGCAAAGAAATTGAACCTTCACACCATCTGGTCAACCCCTGAGTGTACCGAGAACACAAAGGGGGCCATCTGGCAGTACCTCCAGTCCCTGTACATGATCGCCACGACCATGAGCATGTTCCCACCCGAGACGCTCGCCATGATCGAGTCGGCCGCGGAGAAGTGCGCCAAGAACTTCCAGGGCGGCCCGGGGAACGAGTCGGACCTCATGGCGAGTATGCTGTCCCAGATGCTCTCGGGTCCCGGTGGTATCTCGGCGCTTATGGGCGGGGCCACCGGACAGCCCCGGGCGGCCCCGGTACGCCGTCACAAGAAAAAATCATCTAAGTGAATACTAGAATGGAACTGTTCCAGACGAATAAACTTTTGGAGTTTTGGCCGACCGCGCGTCAGTCTGCGCGAGAGCGCGTGTCGGCCACGGCCCGGTTCGTCATATACAGTGTGTGTATCGTGTACCTCATCACCCGGGACCCCCGCATATTTGCGCTCGGCATACTGGTTCTTGCGATACTATATTACATGTACGTGTCCCGGATCATATCGGACGGGAAATTGCGCCCGGCCCAGGGTGATGCTCGCGTCCCGGGCCCGCTCCGCGATCAGGTGACTATGCCCAGTAGAAATAACCCGATGGGGAACGTTCTCATGACGGACTACATCGACGCCCCTGACCGCCCGTCGGCCGCGTGGTACCCCAGTATGCGATCCCAGGTCCAGCAGGTCATGTCCTCTATTCATCCGTTTGAGCGTCAGCGCGACGCCGAGCGTAATTTCTACACAATGCCCTCGACGACCATCCCGAACGACCAGACGGGATTCGCTCAGGCTGCGTACGGCCGACCGTTCGCACCAAAGTGTAACGACCAGGGTGGATCCGCATGCGACCCCGATCGGTTCTATTCCAAGTTTCCTGAATCGACCCAGATGCGCGGTGGAAATTAAATGTCCGACCCAAGTAATAGACATGCCGCTTCTCGATACGAGTCGTAACATTCTTCAGGAGGGTGTCTGGAGTGGACCGGCCCAGGTTGTCCTCGAGGATAAAATTCAGGTCGAGAGCATGCTTCGCGAGGTCCCGACAACCTCATGGAGAGGAGGATGGTCCGAGCGGGCCTATGACTTTCCAAACTCGTACGTGACCCTTCCGCTCAGAACGATCGAGAAGGACCCGATAAGTTCGTTCGTCGAGGATCAGAACACTCGTTTTGTTCAGCGTTATTTTTCTAAGTAAATGATAATATGGATCCTCTGGCCATCATGGCCGTAGTCGGTCTTGTGTTTGCGGGCAAACGTCTCAGTGAATATTCGCCAGAAGAATCGTCACGGGCCGTTCTATCAGCCGTCGCCACAAAACCCCTGACCCGCCGGGACGTTGATCTCATGGCCCACCCGGCCGATCACGCCGCGGATGCTTTTGATGTGAAAAATACAACGCCGGACCTCGGTCGGCGCGTGGGTGATTGGCGCCTTCGTCCCAAGGAGGCCGTTGCGAATCTTCAGAATGTTTCTAGAACGTCCAGACGGTACCCGTATGGTCAGCCCGTCTACGATATGGTCAACCGCGAGTACGTCACGAATAAAATGAACAATGTGTCGCCCCTCGAGCGTCCCAAGAATGTCGGGCCGGGTCTCGGTCTCGATCCGTCGATCGCATCCGGGGGCGGCTTCCACGATTACTTCAGGGCGCTCCCGACAAACATCAACGAGGAGCGTCTCACGACGATCGAAGGCCGGGACGGACCTCCCGACCCGGTCGTCAAGTCGGGCCTTCCGGTGATCGGAGCCATCACGCACGATGCGAAAGAGACCAAGGCTTGGGATCGCGCCCCGGCACAGTACAGTGGAGGCGGGCAGGGTGGGGCTATCACGGGACCAGAGGGTCGTCCCGAGTTCATGAAGACGACCCGCCCGACGATTCGGCAAGAAACTGGGAAGAGGGCCGATACTCTCTCGGACGGTCCGCCTCAGTACAACGTGTACCAGCCCTATGCCGTGGGCACCGAGGCCTACACGGACAAGTCCCTGACCCGGAGTTCAGGGTTCCGTTCGAAGGAGGATCGGCCCGGGAACGGTACGAACATGAACGTTCGTAACGACCCGGTGAACCAGGTCGGCGCGGCCTCTCAACTTAGGTCCGAGTCGAAGCCGATCCCGCCCGGTCCGATGGGTCCGACCGGTGCCAACAACAGCAACGGGTACAAGGCTCCCGAATATGATGATCCCATGAACGAATTCAAAACGACACTGAACCCACTGGCCGACCCGGCCTATCTCGACATTGCCATTCAGCAACTCGAGAAAAATCCAATTGCTCTTCCGCCGCTCAAGGTTGTTTAAAAAAATCTAGACCGATTATAAAATGAGCGGTGGTATCGTCCAACTCGTCGCGACCGGCCCCCAGGACGAGTGGCTGACCGGCAAGCCCGAAATTTCTTTTTATCGCTCGAATTACAAACGGTACACCCAGTTTTCGAGTTCGGTCGAGCGTCAGGTTATTCAGGGGACGCCGATCGCCGGTGGTATCTCGACCATCAGGTTCGAGAAGAAGGGTGATCTGCTGTCCTACGTGTACCTGACCGCCAAGGATAATAACGGATCATCGATCGCCAATCTGGACTGGTCCAAGGTTATCGATAAGATTGACCTGTACATCGGGGGTCAAATTGTGGACTCTCAGGATATCGAGTACATGACCGACATCGAGCCTCTGACGGGCGCCCAGAACTGGTCCCAGCGGTACCTCAACTCGACCAGCGCCACATTCAACAATAAAATAGCCGCATTCCTCCCGCTCAAGTTTTTCTTCTGCAAAGACTGGGCGAACGCGCTGCCCCTGATTGCCCTTCAGTTTCACGACGTCGAGATTCGGATCAACTGGTCCCCGAATTTGTCAACGAATCAGACTGTCGCGGGGGCGGCAACGTCCCCGTCGTCCCTCCAGTACATTTGCTGGGGCAACTTTACGTACCTGGACCAGGCCGAGCGCGACTGGTTCGCCAAGTCGGGCCATGACATGCTCGTGACGCAGGTCCAGCGTGTCATCATGGGCACCTCGGCCATTCAGGAGTTGGCTCTCGCCCAGCCCGTCAAGTTTATCGCATTCCCGTGTGCGAATTACAACACCACGTACGGAACCACGGCCGGAGGGAGCACGACCGCTCTCAATTTCCAACTCAAGACCCAGGTGAATGGTGTTGATGTCGGCGAGTCCAGACACATGACCCACTGGCAGGATATTCCCCAGTACTACAACACGCCCCTGGGCTATTACCACAACGCCGGAACCGCCAACACGGCAATCATCTCCTATTGTCTCGACACTTCCAAACTCCAGCCGACCGGGACGCTCAATTTCTCCCGACTCGACACGTACCGTCTGGTCGTGCCCTCGACGCTTTCGGGTGGCGTCGCCGGTCTGTTCCCGGTGTCGGGCAGCGCAAACGTCGACGGGTACAAGTACCTCTACGCCGTCAACTATAACATTCTGAAAATTCAAAACGGGCTCGGCGCTCTGATGTACGCAAATTGAGTTTTTTTTCTGCATTGAATACAGAGTACGATGCAACTCTGGCACTGGCTCCTCCTTTTGGGTCTTGTGTTTTTGGTTACATACGACCCGCGCACGGGAAATCTTGGAAAATTTTTTAAGGATCAACCATCAGTAGAGGGCCGTCATGGAGAGTCCTCGAGTGAGACACAAAGCGATAGCGATACCGATGAGCACAGTGAATAGTGTTCGACATTTTTTGATCGTCCACGACCGGAGGTACAGAGAATGGACGTTCGTGACGGGCGGGTGTCGCCGACGAGAGATTTTCAACCCACTTCGATGTGCGGTTCGAGAACTCGAAGAAGAAACACGCGGTCTCATAAATTTGAAGCGGGGCTCGTACACCTACTTCAAATTTTTGACGAACACTCCCGAACCACGGGACATTGAAGATGGGGTCGGGGCGGTCAATCACTACCACGTGTACGTGTTTGACCTTCCGATGACCGCACTCGAACACACGACCATGACGAACCAATTTACGAATGAAATGTCCAGGATGGATCTGGGTCACGTCCCGTTCCGTAAGAACTATGATGAAAATGACGATTTCAAGTTTGTGAGCCTCGACACGATTGAAAACATTCCAAACCTGTGGCCGATGATCCGTACGCACGTCATCGGTAATCCAGAGTTTCGTCGGGCCCTCGATGAAACGCTCTGGACACCATTCAATTTGCGTTGCTAAAGAAATAAATAAGTTCTGGATCTCCAGTAGAGATGACTAAATCCAAACTCGAGTTTGCGATCCAACTCGCGAACCTTCGTAAGGATGGTTCGGATCCGACCGTTCTGGCGCGCGAAATGACTCTTCGTAAATTGCTTTATGAAATTGAACGTCTCGAACAGGCTGCACCACCACCAAAATCATTTTGGTCCTGGCTCACGACCGGTGATGAACTTTAAGATTTAGTCAGATTACAAAATAATAATGGATCGATGGCGCGTCCCACAGGGGCCCGGGACGCACCTTCTCATGGATGGTGGGATCCTGCTCGTCCCGCCAGAGGAGACCCTCCAATTTTACGAGGCATACATTTCCCTCGTGAATTCTGGAACAAAATTGTACGTGGTCGAGCAAAAGACGGAACTTTTTAGGTTTTTTGTTGATTTTGACTACAAGGCTCGAGAAAAGATTGACGACCAGGACCTTTTACAATTTTGTTCTATAATTCAAAAATCACTCGAGGAGTGTACTCGGCCCGGACGGTGTATGATTGCTCGGGCCAGGGTCCGACCGGTCGCGGATGGTCTTCTCAAATCGGGTGTACATATCCATTGGCCGGACCTTGTGGTTTCAAGAAATGAGGCGCTCAATTTGAGGAACAATATTATAACGAGTCTCGGGCCGGGTACATGGGACCAGGTGATTGATGCGTCGGTCTATGGGGGCTCCGGGCTCCGTATGCTTTGGTCTCACAAAAAGCCAACTGGAGACCCCTACACGCCCTGGCGCGAACTCGGTGGCCCGGATTTCCCAAAGGCACCGAACAGTGAGACCCTCGCGCTTTTTGCAATTCGAACGGACGAAACGCCCCGGGTCGCCAAGACGCTCAAGAGTATCGATTCGCTCGAACATTTTGTTCAGAGGTATCTCGAGGGCCAGGGGAGTGCGCGGATCCGAAAGGTTCAGCGGACCCGTGATGTCAATACATGGTTCGCCCAGACCGATTCACTCTGGTGCGCCAATATGGGTCGGAAACACGCCTCGAATCACGTATGGTTTTGTATCCATCAGGGTAAGATTTCACAGAGGTGTCTCGACGATTCGTGTCGTGAGTTTCGTGGCCCGAACTTTATTCTTCCTCCATCAATAGTAAAGCAACTCGAAGATGTTGCTGTGGATGATTCTGTTTCTGATATTTTTATGGACTTTCTTCCCGATGAGCACAGGTGCTAGGTTCAAGAAGTACGAGAGGTTCGTGCACCCGTACTCGGGGCTCGACCCCGAGAGTTGGGGCCGTTTTCAGACGAATATCCACAATTTTGAAAAACTTTCGGGCACGCCCGATGTTGCCGGGGCGGCCGGGTCGCTCTACGGGGCCCTCGAGAACATTCGGGATATCGGCCTCGGTCTCAGACGCGCGGACGATCAGGACCATATAGATGCACTCGATGAAATTGCGGGAAACCTCGGGTACGAAGGTGAATTTATCATCAATCAGACGGCACTTTCAAATGGAATTCATTTCTTCCCAAAATACTTAAACGAAACAATCATGGATTATCCAGAAGATGCTGACACAAGAGACCCCGGGCCAGTCAAATCCCATGGTCAGTGAAACCCGCACGCGCTCAGGGCGCGTGTCCAAGCCGCCCATTCGGTACGAGCCGATCGAGCAGGTCGAGGATGATTATGCCCAGGATGATTACGACAGCGACGAGTCCGATATTATGACCGACGAGTCGTTCGAGGACAGCGACGACGATGACGAGGACGATGACGACGCCGACGATGATGGAAATCTTGATGGATTTGTTGTACCAGATAAAAACGAAAGCGACTCTGACAGTACAGATGTCGTCCGAGTCTCTACCATTCCTCACCGGAACGCAGTCAAGAAACGCCCGGGAACCATCGGAGACCGAGTGGGTCCAGCACGAGGAGCACGTGCCGGCGGCGGTTCCGCATCAGGTCGCAAGTGAGTATTTAAAAAATATGAGTCCAATGGCTATTCTTCTTATCGGGATAGTCATTGGCGTCATTGTTGTAAGCATGCGCCCAATTATTATTCAATCGCGCTAAGTCATCATGTAAAGGGGGGCCCGGCCCGACTTTGAGTCATTCCCGGTGAAATCCCCGATCGGTCCGGTTCTGTTTTTATTTATATCCTCTTGGAGGAACCCCATCCACGGATTCTCACGAGTCTGTACGGCGGGTTCCATTTCCCTGAATACCTCATACTGATTGTCATATGGCTTCATGACGGGCTGAGTTATCCGGGCCGGTGGGGGCGGGAATCGAACATACGCAAGGTACAGAAGGAACATGACCGCAAGTACCGCGAGCGATTTTAGAAACATTTTCTCTATAAGTACCATCGAAAATTTACTGGGCCTCGGCCTCCCGACGACGCATCACCTCCGCGGCGACACGAACGTCCGCCATGGCAACTAGTTCCTCGACCGTCTTGTCCGGGAACTCGGTGCGCAGACCCTCGAGCAACTCGGCCGGGTGGGGGATCGGGGGGACGTCTGGCTTGGTGTAAAACTTGCTGTTCTCATCCCCGGCCTCGATGTACGGGTACGGCCCGGGCTGTGGCTTGGCCATCATGTCCCGCTTGCGTTTCTCGAACATGGCCGCGGCCTGGCCTTGGTTCTCGCGGTACTTGGCCATAATCTCCTCGAGTTTGTCATTCTGGTAGTGGACATTCTCAATCTCGTCACGCTTCGGTGGGATCAGGAGCCACTTGTACATGTCGACCACGTAAATGTCTACGAGCGCGTCATCCTTCTGGAGCCGCTTGGCATGCTGGGCCGCCTCGTCACGGGTCGGGAAACACCCGCGAATCTTCATGCCGAGTTGCTCATTCTTCTGGGGCAGGTCCGGGCCCACGAACGAGATGCACGCAAAAGTCTGTCCTGGTACGGTCACGTAGTCTTGCTCGAGAGAACCCATATAAAACTAGATGACCCTTTTCTTTTAAGTAAAATGACGCAGGAACTCAGGCAACTCCACAACGATTGTAAGCGAAAACTCATCATGGATTGTGTCGAGCCCAAATCGCGCGTGCTCGACTGCGGGTGTGGACGGGGTGGGGATCTCTGGAAATGGAAATCGGTCCGGGCGAACGTCGTGGCGATCGATCCATGTCCCGAATCGGTCCGGGAGGCCGAAGAGCGGGCCCAAAATATGAAGATGAACGTGTGGTTCCTGGGCACGGGTGACATTCGCCAAGCGGCCTTTGCCGGTCCATATGATGTCGTCTGTTACAACTTTTCGATTCAGTACATTTTTGCGGACCCGGTCACGTTCGCAGAGTCGATTCGGGCACTGGGTGCGTCGGTCCGGCCTGGAGGGTACCTTATTGGAATAACGCCCGAAAAGGCTCGGGCCGAGGC